GCATTACAGGAGATTAGAATAAAATATCGTTGGGAAGCGATGGATACCGAGAATCGATTGATATTACAAGCGAAAAGAGAAAACAAAACCTATGCCCCAGAGCTTTTACCTAATGGAGACTCTGTAAAACAGTTGTTAGCCAGAAGCAGATATGTTCTTTATAAGTCCCGCGATAAATGGACCGAGAGACAAAACGAACGAGCCCAATTGTTATTTGGCTTGTATCCGGATATTAAAAAAGCCTACGGTTTAACCCAACAACTACGGGGTATTTACAACAATCAAAACAATAAACATATTGCGATGGCCAAACTGGCACATTGGTACAGGAATGTAGAGGATTCAGGGTTTAAAAATTTTAATATCCTTTTAAATACTATAACGGTTAATTACCAATCAATCTTAAACTATTTTGATAATAGAAGTACTAATGCTTCTGCAGAATCATTCAATGCTAAAGTAAAAGCATTTAGAAGTCAATTTAGAGGAGTGCGTAAAGTAGATTTCTTCTTATTCAGATTATCTAATCTTTTTGCTTAATCCCCAACTTTTGCACCTGATCCATTGTTATTTGGCTTGTATCCGGATATTAAAAAAGCCTACGGTTTAACCCAACAACTACGGGGTATTTACAACAATCAAAACAATAAACATATTGCGATGGCCAAACTGGCACATTGGTACAGGAATGTAGAGGATTCAGGGTTTAAAAATTTTAATATCCTTTTAAATACTATAACGGTTAATTACCAATCAATCTTAAACTATTTTGATAATAGAAGTACTAATGCTTCTGCAGAATCATTCAATGCTAAAGTAAAAGCATTTAGAAGTCAATTTAGAGGAGTGCGTAAAGTAGATTTCTTCTTATTCAGATTATCTAATCTTTTTGCTTAATCCCCAACTTTTGCACCTGATCCTTTTTGTATTGACCCAAAACATGTGCTTTTTGAAAAGTAAGCAAAAATGAAAGCCTTTAAACATTAATGTTTAAAGGCTTTTGATTTTTAAAACTTCTTTTGAAGCTTCTACTGGCGGAGAAAGAGGGAAACTCCAAATATCTTTTTATAAAATTTAAATGATTGATTTATATGACTTTACAAACAAATTAAAATAGGTTAATAATAAGTTTTGTTCACTTTTTTGTTCACTGTAGAAAATCAGCAATTTCAATGCTTCCCGACATGTTGAACACTTTTTTGTCAAGGCCAAAAATCCAATTTGCGTTTACATTATATTTTTCAATAATGTTCTCAATATGTGTAACGGTAAAATGATTAGTGCCTTTTTTAATTTTTGAAACTGTTTGTGGAAGAATGTTTATCTCTCTACAAAAGTCTATTTCACGATTTACTTTATTCTGAAATATCAGAACATCAATAAGTCGCAGAATACGTTGATCAGTTTTTTGCATTTAACATTAGTTTATTTCAGGCTATTACATTCGGGCTAATCTTCAATCCTTAAAAAATTAAATTTGTTATCACTGACAACAATTTTTTCATGTAGAACTGTAGCATTAAAATGGTTTTTTGCTCTGAATTTATACAAGAATTCTATTTCATTAGCTGGAAGCATTTGTGCTTTAGTAGAGCTAATTTCGTCTTCAATCTTCATCAAATTATATTCATTTTTGGCACTATCTTTTTGATATTCACTTTGCAATTTTGAAAGATCTTGCATTCTTTGATTAGTTTGCATCCTTTTGTTTGTGTCTACTACAAAACTTACAAATTCATAGGACTTTGGATCATTTAACTGAGGCAGTAAGCGTTTTTCTGCTTCGAGTTTTAGAATATCATTTGGTGCACTTGGTTTATTATCACAGTTATATAATAATACACAGATAATTAGAATTAATATTTTTTTGATGAATGACATGAATTAGAATGCATTAATTTTTATTAAGTTAAATTTATCATCATAGTAGGCATTTATTACGCCGTCTTTTGTTGAACCATAGTCATTTTGCGCTGCATATTCTATAGTTATGTACCATTGCTGACTTTCTGCTAAAAAGGATATCTTGACTATCTTACTTTCATAAGTATATTTATTTTTCACAAGTCCTTTTGCTTTCTCATTTACATCTGCAATCATAGAATTAAGTTTATCTACATCAGTATTTAAATATATCTCTGTCGGAATTCCGATTGTAAGAAATGCGTTTGACATTACATTGTTACCATTATTCAGGTTAATTGACTTATCGGTAATTCTCCAACGATTAGTCTCCACTTGTTTAAAATCGGTTTTTTTTACATAATCAACGACTTGACTATAAGAAAAGGTTGTGATCGTAAATACTAATAATAATAATGCTTTTTTCATTTTATAATTTTAAGGATGATAAAATTAACTATATGTAAATCTGTTACCTTCTATTTCTTTTTCTTTGAATATCTACAATATTGAAGATCTTGGAGACATTTCGTAGATCAATATCAAAATCTTCGTAATAGTCATTTAAAGAATGACATGTGATAATTCCTTTTTCAACATCATGTTTTATAATTCTTTTTACGCAGATTCCGTTGTCTTTATCAACAATTACAAAATCCCATTTATTGATATGTAATTTACTATGCCAAAAATCTTTTCTAACATTTCTACAAAGTAGAATGTCTCGCTCCAGGTAACTTTCGTGTGTACCGTTATCCATGCTATCTCCTTTGACTTCAAAGCAGATGTATTCTCCCTTATGCTCTTTTTCAACTAAAAATGGAATTTTTGGTAATTCCTCAATAAATTCTGGGTCATTATAACCATTCATATAACCTGCGTATGCGTATTGATTTACAAGTGGAACATTCATTATGTTTTCATTAAGATACAAAACTGGTTGCTTCTCAACTTTCTTTTTACTTTCATTATTGTCACCTACAAGGAGCCAAGACGGCTCAATTCCAAAATAATCGCTAATTACTTTCAAAGTACTTGCATTTGGCTTAGAATCTTTATTGAGAATTCTGCTCAATGTAGATTGCGATATACCTGTTACATCGGCCAGCATATATGCTGTTAGCCCTTTAGAATCTAGTAATTGCTTCAATCTTAATCCAATACTCATTTCAATTATTATTTAGAAACATTTTAAATAAAAGTATTAAGCAAGTATTTTAATGCTTTTTACTTGCATAATACTTTCATTTGATATATTTTTGCTCTGTACAAATGACAAATGCAAATGTACTCAAAAAAAGTTCTTTGAAATACTGAAAACCGTAAAATGAAAAAATAAGCTCTGTGGGTTTAAGAAAACCTTTTTGAGAATGAGCTGAAAAATAAAAATCGAATATGTAAGCCGTTGCGAGTAAGTCGTAGCATCGAAGCAACAACGGCGCGAATTTCAAAAGACGAATTATGAGAACATCAATATTTAAAAAAGCATGGGAATTATTTAGAAAGTTCCAAATGACATTTTCGCAAGCGTTAATTGAAGCTTGGAAAATTGTGAAAAGAGAAATGTTAGTGATTGCTTACAATAAGATTCCTTCAACAAGAAGTTTCCAAAAAAAGAAACTGGAAGCTAAAAAGAAATGGCAGGCAATTACAACTATTACTTATCCATGGAGAGATCATTTAGTGGTAAATAATGCAGCTGCAGCCGGATATTACGGAATTGGAAAATACTGCGGGGATTAACAAATTATAACTTCAAAAATATGTCTACAACAACTACAAAGAAAAAGCAGCTTAAAGACGAAATATATACCATCATCCGGAATGATATTCCTTTAAGAGAAAAAATTGCAGCTCAATTAAGTATTCAGGTTCAATCTGTGTACTTATTGGCTGTCAGAAAGTCAACCAAATTCAGTTTGCCTTTTGTGTTAGATGTAATTGCAGAGCATCTTCGAAAGCCAAAAGAACAACTTATTGATGAACCAAAAGAAGAATTAACCGATGTCTAGTTTAGTGTCAGCAGAAGATGTGATCATGTTTTTGATACTTCTGATTATCGGACTTGGCTTGATAAACTTAATTAACTGGATTTCTAAAAAAATAAACAGATGGCAGTAAAAACAATAACAATTCCATTGGAAACATACAAATGTCTGCGGGGGCATTTAGAACAGGCGAATGAAATTTTCAAGAGTCTGGGCATGGTTGGGAGTGTCGAAAGTAAAATTGATACTCCTAAATCAGCGCCGAAAGAAACAAGAACTCAAAAAGTCAATAAATATAAAGACTTAATAGCAAGTGGTAAGCGGGGCACAAAACCAGATTACCTTAAAAAGTAAAGCCACTATCGACAGTGGCTTTACTAATCAAAGAGATTGAATCCCCCGATCTAATCTCTACAAGTGATGATAATTTAATAAACAAATTGGACGTCCAAATCCTAATTCTATTTACTATGAGAGCAAATTTAGTACAAAAATTCGAAAAAACTAAGTTGTCAAATGACAAAACAAAACTCCTTTTAGGCAAGTGTTTGAAAAAAGCATTTGCAGATTCTATTTCAGATGCAGAAGAATCAGAAGAAATACTTGCTCTGGCTTGGAAATTCCAAGTTCCTCAATTTGATGAAATGTTTGAAGATCATCAAAATCACGATTATCCATCTTTTAATTGCTAAGCTATGGACTTCGATACAGAACGATCTATGAGAATGTTTAATCTGTTTATGATTGCATTCATTATCGCCTTTACAATCGGATTCATATTAGGTGCTTTTACTTGGTCCATTGTGGTTAACAATATTTAATCTAATTCAATATCTAACAAAATGAAAAATATAGAAATCAAAGGTTTAAACCTTACAAACTTTAAAGGAATTTTAAAATTATCGCTTTCTTTTAAGCACAATACAGATGTTTTTGGCGCGAATGGTACCGGAAAATCTACAATTTATGATGCTTTTCTTTGGCTGCTGTTTGGCAAAAATGCTGAGGAGAAAAAAGACTTCAGTATTAAAAATACGGTTGATACCTCTTTGAATAGACAAGATCATGAAGTCGAAGGATTCTTTGAAGTGAACGGAGATCGAATTACTTTAAAGAAGATCTACAAAGAAAAGTGGTCAAAGAAAAGAGGTGAAGAAACTGCCGAATATACAGGTAATGAAACTTTGTACTACTGGAATGAAGTTCCAATGAACCAAAGAGATTTTCAAGCCAAAGTTAGCGGAATTATGGATGAGACAATTTTCAAACTGATTACAAACCCTTTCGCACTTAACTCCATGAAGTGGCCAGAACGCCGAAGCATAATTACTCAAATGGCCGGTGAATTTACCGATGCTCAGATAGCAGAAGGGAATCCGGAATATCAAGCGTTATTAGCAAATCTGACACAAGATAAAACGATAGCCGAGTATCTAAGCCAGATTAAAGCGAGTGTCAAAAAATCTAAGGACGATCTAAAAGCAATTCCAACTCGAATTGATGAAGTTTCAAAAACGAAACCGGAGGCTTTCGACTTTCAGAATCTTAAAAATCTGCTTGGTGCGAAAGAATCACAGTTAACCAAAATTGACGAAGCAATCCTAAACAAATCTGCCGGTCTCGATTCTATTTTAAAAAGCAATGAAGATGCAAAACGAACAGCATCCAATTTAAGATCTGAAATTCAAAGTATCGAAAGTGAAACAAGAACTAAAGCAACTGCTTCTGGTAAAATAGACACTTCTGAATTAGACGCTTATAATACCGGGCTTATCAATAAAAATGGAGAGCTGACGACTGCGGAAAACAGTTTAAAAACTTTAAAAGGTCTGGTTGAAGGAAAAGAATCGGATATAAAAGCATTGGACGGAAAAATGCAAGCTAAGCGCGAGGAATGGGCCGCTGAAAACGCAAAGGAACTGACTTTTGATCAGGATTCTTTTTGTTGTCCAACTTGTCAACGTGCATTTGAAGAATCAGATGTTGAGGCCAAAAAGACTGAAATGTTAACCAACTTTAAAAGTAAAAAGGCCGCTAATCTAAGTGAGATAAACCGTCAAGGTGGTTTATTAAAAACTGACAAAGAAAACTTAGAATCTGAGCTTAAAACTTTGAAAGAAAGAGTTGAAAACGGTCAAACTGTAATTAATGCACTGAAAACAGAGATAGCCGACTTACAAACAAAAATTGACGCTGAAAACACCAAAAAAAATAATGCTACACCGGTTGATGTTGAAGCAGTTTACAACCAACTTCTTCTTGCAAACGCTGATTATAATGCTAAGAAGGCCGAGCTTCTAAAAGTTGAAGCAACTATTAAAGAAGAGCCAAAAGTTGATGATGAACAACTAAAAGCAGATAAAAAAACATTGTCTGAAGAAATTGAAGCAATCAAAGTCAAATTAAGAAACGAGGCTCAAATATTAGCTGTTGATGAAAGAATCAAACAACTTACTGATGAAGAAACAAGATTGGCTCAGGAGATTGCCGGAGTTGAAAAAACTCAATTCTTAATTGAGCGTTTCGAAAAAGATAAAATGTCAGCAATTGAAAACAATGTCAATTCAAAATTCAGAATTGTAAAATTCAAAATGTTTGAGGATCAAGTTAACGGAGGAGAATCTCCTGCATGTGAAATCATGGTAAATGGTGTTCCTTTCTCCGATGCAAATACAGCATCTAAAATTAATGCCGGTATTGACATTATCTCAACTCTTTGCCAATTCTACCAAGTATCAGCACCAATCTTTATTGATGGTGCAGAATCTATCCACTCTATTTTAAGCACCGATAGCCAATTGATAAGATTGGTAGTAAGTGAGCAGGACGAAACTTTACGTGTTGCATAATGACTGGCGTAAAAGTCAAAAGAGACTCCGACGGAAACCTTATAGAAAACTGTAAAGAAAACGTCGGAGTTAAAATAGGAAGTTTTGACTGTACTGCCAATTGTCCGCATAATCAAAACACCGCAAAAGAAATTCAAACGGAAGCTTTCGAATTAAGGTTCGTAAAGTGTTCCAAAATCCAAAGTAATCAACTTTTAATAGAAATATAATGAACACAGAAAACACCCCTGCACAAACTACAAATGCAAATGTTGCAAATGTGCAACCATCCCAAAGTGAAAGATTTACAAATGCAGTTTTAAAAGAGTTTTCCTCAAACAACGGTGCTGTTACGCTGACGCCATTTCAAAAGAAACTCTGCCAAAACTACTTTATAAAAGTTGATCAAACTTTAAAGGACAATGAGAAAAAGAGATTGGCCAAGCCGGAACACAGTCGTGATCTTTTACCATTCACTTGGGAAAATGTTAATATGGCAAAGCTTGCCGTTGATGTTATTGCTTATTCAAGTGTTGAATTGGACCCTACACAGCCAAATCATATTAGCATTGTCCCATATAAAAATACGGCAAACAATAAGTTTGACATGGGATTTTTGATTGGCTATCGTGGAATGGAAATCAAAGCTAAAAAATACGGATTAGAAGTTCCAACTGATGTTGTTTGCGAATTAGTTTACTCAACTGATAAGTTTAAGCAATATAAGAAAGATCTAAACAATCCTGTTGAAACGTACACTTTAGAAATAACAAACGATTTTGATCGAGGAACTGTTGTTGGCGGATTCTGGTACCATGAATTTAAAGATAGTCCTGAGAAAAATAAAATCAAGGTGTTCTCTTTAAAAGACATTGAAAAAAGAAAACCAAAATATGCATCTGCCGAGTTTTGGGGCGGGAAAAAGGATGTTTGGAAAAATGGACAAAAAGCAGGAACAGAAGAAGTTGAAGGATGGTTTGAAGAAATGGCCATTAAAACAATTTCAAGAAATGCTTACAATGCTATCACAATTGACAGTAAAAAGATTGATGATAACTATTTGGCAATTCTGCAGAAAGAAAATGAAATGAATGATTCTATAATCCAGAATCAGATTGATGCAAATGCGAATTCTGAATCGCTAGAATTTGACGATGCTGAACTTGTTGACGATAAGGTTTTAGAAATATCGGTGATCACAAGTGAGAACGCTTCTCCAGAGCAAAACTCTCAGCAAGCTATGAGCTTAGATGATGCAGGTAATCAACCTAATTTCTAATGAAATTAAAAGTTATCTCAACAGGTAGTATTGGTAACGCTTACATTCTCGACAACGGGAATGAAGCGTTGCTTATTGAGTGTGGTGTCAACATAATGGATATCAAAAAAGCTTTAAATTTTGATTTTTCAAAGGTTGTTGGATGCCTTGTCACTCACGAACACAATGATCACGCAAAATCAATTAATGAGGTTATGAAATTGGGGATTGATGTTTATGCGTCCGGAGGAACATTTGCTAAAACCGGTCATTCAATTAAAAGCCATAAGCAGAATGAAATTGTATCAAAACAAAATTTCAGAATTGGAAATTTTAAAATCATGGCTTTTGATGTTCAACATGATGCAGCTGAACCGTTAGGATTTTTAATTGATCATGCGGATTGCGGAAAGACACTTTTTCTTACTGACACAAATTATTGCAAGTATACTTTTCCGGGACTGAACAACATCATTATCGAGGCTAATTTCTCAAAAGAAATTATTGATCGAAAGTTTGGCGCTGATAGTGGAAAAGAGTTCTTGAGAAATAGAATTTTAAGATCTCACTTTTCATTAGATAATTGCAAAGACATGTTAAAAGCAAATGATTTAACGGCTGTCAATAATATTGTTTTGATTCACTTATCAGATAGTAACTCAAACGAAAAACAGTTTGTGAAAGAAGTTTATGACCTGACAGGAAAAAATGTAACAGCAGCTGTTAAAGGATTGCATATTGATTTCCATAAAACACCTTTTTAAAACTAATTAATTATGCTCTACAATCCAGCAAAACCGATAGATGTTCAAAGAGCTGCCGAAAAGCTTAAATACTTTGTAGAGCATAATAAAGTGTTTGAATTGTCGGCAAAGAAAGTTCCTAAAACATATCCCCAAATTAAGTATGCTCATTTAATCATGTCCTGGTTTGCTTTGGAATATGGCGAACAATTGGAATACATAAAGCTTGAGTACTTTAAAAAACTTGTGAATCCTGCAATCTTCGAATATGAATTTGTTAACAGGATTACTTCAGAAGTTCGTACAGAATATAGAAGCTTAGCGAACCTTACTAAAGATGAATTGACATTAGCAATTGATCGATTTAGAGATTATTCAAGTAAACATGCAGGTATCTATCTTCCGGAACCTAAAGATTTGGCTTTACTCAGAGAGATAGAAATTCAGGTAAAAAATAACGAGCACTATTTATGAACCAGCAAGAAATCAAATTTAATGATCTATTTCACATCGAAAATAAGATCAGTAACCAGGAACATTTTGAACGGAACAAAGAACAATTTTCCAATCAATGCAGAATCGTTTATGAAGCACTTTTAAGAGGCGAACGCTTGACAACGACAAAAGCTTTGTTAAATTATCAAATTGGTGATTTACGCAGGCGAATTAAAGATCTCAAGGACATCTGGAATGTTCCTGTTCAGTCGGAATACAAGGAAGGAAAATACAAAGAATTCTTTTTAATAATTAATGAATAACAAAATATCATGGCCAAAACAATCACAATTAACTCGGACAAGTTTACTGCAGCATTAGAAAAGATTTCAGAAAAAGAAGTTGAAATTAAGGGTGCTTCGATAAATGATGCATTATGTGCATACTCTTATGAGCTGTTAAAAGGTCCAACAAAAGGAGATACACTAAATCGAAAAGGAGCGCATATTGTTCACGATGATTTGCAGATAAAGTTCGATCAACTGGATGTCTTTTTTGCACATCTGGAGTATTACAATTTTGATGTTATTGACCGAAGTAAATTAGAACTTAACAGCTCAGGAACCGACTTTACACAAACTTCCCTACGAAGATATTATAAGTCAATCGACATGCCATCCAGAATAGTAAAAACAGCAACAACGATTTTAAGTAAGAGAAAAAATATTTTGATTTTCTGCTCTTTAATTGAAGAGGCCAAAGCTGTTCAAAAACGAATACCAGGATCTGCAATTTTAACCGGAGAAACAAAAAAGGAGGAAAGGGAAAGGATTCTGAGTCAGTTCAAAAAAGGTGTTATTAAATGCCTTATTAATGTTGGAGTTTTAACAACTGGGTTTGATTATCCGGCACTTGAAGCAGTCCTTATGGCACGATCAACAATGTCTCTTTCATTGTATTATCAAATTGTTGGCCGCGTAATGAGAATCTTTACCTATCCAGATGGGACAAAGAAAATAGGCTGGTTTATTGACATGGGAGGAAATATAAATTTCTTCGGAAAAATTGAGACTATGCAAATAAAACAAACTGAGGAAGGCTTATTCTCAATCTGGAATAATGGACGACAATTAACGAATGTACCATTCATAAAATAGAAAACATGGCTGATGATAAACTAGATTACTTCAAGCTCATGCGTGATTTTTGGGATTTTGCTTTTAAAAATCCTGAAAGCATAAAGCCAAACCATTGTGCTGTATATGCCTATGCTGTTGAACACTGTAACCGTTTAGGCTGGAAAGAGAAGTTTGGCTTTCCAACCTCGATGGTTTTAGATTATGTTGGAATTAAAAGCTATTCAGTTTATAAAAAAACCTTTGATGATTTAGTTCAGTTTGGTTTTTTTGAAGTAGTAGAATATAGTAAAAATCAGTATTCAGCCAACATAATTGCTTTGAAAGAAAATAGCAAAGCACATGTCAAAGCACCTATCAAAGCAACCGAAAATAATGAGGAACGCTTTGAAAGAAAATTACAAAGCACATATCAAAGCACCTTACAAAGCACATGCGAAAGCACGGTGAGTATAATAAAACAAGAAAACAATATAAACCTTATAAAACCTTTAAAAGAATTTACGCAAAATGAAATTTTTGGAAAAGAGCTTTTAGAAAGTCCAAGTTGGTTAGAAACAATTGCAATACAAAATAAAATCCGCCCGGATGAAATAGAAAGTTGGATTGAGATTTTTAACACCAAATTAATTTCCGAGTTCGACAACAAAAATTATAAACAAGATTATGCCGGCCATTTTTCAAGATGGCTTCCAGGTGAAATTTTAAAATCTAAAAAAGTAATCAACAATGGAAAACAATCAATTACAATCGAACGGAATAGGTAACATCGGCGTTACACCCATTGGACCGCACAAATACAATTATTTGAAAAGTAAATCTCTTGACGACTTGACCGATTTTGAGAAAACGCAAATTCAAACATACGAGGCAAAAAGAAATTATTCACCTGAAGAAACCATTTTAAAAACCGCTGATTACTTTGAAAAAATTTACAAGCCAAAAGAAATTAAGGTTTTTGAAATTACAGCACTTCAACTTTACAAACTATTTAAGGCCAAATTTCGACAGATACACGGGAAGAAATTGCAGATTGTGCAAAATGTTACAATTGAAAACTTAGAACCTCTGATATATTATTTCTCCAAAGATGAAAGATTCTTTAAGTGTAAAAATCTATCAAATATTACTGATCCAAGTTTTGACAAAGGTCTTTTGATTATTGGCCCATTTGGAAACGGTAAAACTTCCACAATGAAAGTTTTCGAGGAAATCTTCAAAGGCATTTCCGGAATTGGTTTCCGTGGTTTTTCTGCAAATGAAGTTGTTGTAATGTTTGAAAAATGCTCTTCCGAAACAGACAGAACAGATTTTGAAAACTTGATGTACAAAGGAACTCGCTATTTTGATGATGTTAAAACCGAAAGAATCGCGTCAAACTATGGAAAAGTAAACCTATTCAAAGAAATTATCGAAGAGCGTTACAACCGAAAAGTAAAAACTCACATTACCTGCAATTTCAAAGAAGGATATCAAGGCGATATTGAAATGGCTCTGGCAGAGTTTGGTGAAAAGTACGGAGCACGTGTTGATGATAGAATGTTTGAAATGTTCAACGTCATTGAATTTAAAGGGAAATCTTTTAGAAAATGAACCATATTCGCCAGCGGAATAACTTAGAAATTCAGCTTAAAAACTTCAAAGATTATGTTCCCTTATGTCCGAATGATTCGTTGCCAAAACTACTTCAGGAAATCACTAAAATTCAAAATCGCTTAGAAAAAATAAGGGAATTTACAATTGATCAATTACTTCAAGATGTTACAGTCGTCGAAGATACCAAGCAAAGCAAAATCAACTTTAGAACAATTTAAAATGGAAAGCACCGAAATATTATTAAAGCTGGTCGCTATAAAAGACCAAATCACAGACTTAGGAATCAAACATCTTGAAAACCAAATGCCAGTTGCTCTAAGCGATGTCGGCATATTGCTAAGGCCTTTTACAGGTATAGACACTGCTCTAATTTCGGCTATAAAAAAGCTTTCAGAAGAATGTCCTGGATCAATCCCAAAAGCAAACAGCCTGAAACCATGATCAAGAAAAAGGAAAAATATTTAATTGGTATAGATCCAGATGTTGATAAATCCGGAGTTGCTTTCTTAAGTGGGAATCAACTGCAGCTTGACAATCTTACCTTCTTTCAACTGTTCGATTACTTCGTCGAAATGAAAAAGCAGTATCCAGAGTTAGAGGTTTTTGTCGAATGTGGGTTCTTGAATAAATCTAATTGGCATCGTAAAAATGATCAATCAGCTGCTTTTAATGCTAAGATCGGATCATACACAGGTGCAAACTTTGAAACGGCCAAAAAGATTATTGAAATGTGTGAATATTTGAAACTCACTCATTATAAAATTAAACCAACAGCTCGAAAAATCACCAACAAATACTTTAAGCAAATTACAGGCTATACAGGACAAACCAATCAGGAACAGCGCGACGCCTTTATGCTAATATTCGGAAGGATTTAAGCAATTACATCATAAACATTTTACAGCTCTCTATCGAGGGCTTTTTTATTGGCTAACTAACAACAAAATAACATTGAAAACATATCGCATGGATTTAGAAAATATCAATATCGAAAAAATAGAAACTGAAAAAATCGTAAAAAGCATTTGGGTAGCCAAAACAACCTTCTTCATTCCAAATAAAACGGAAATTGAAATGAAAGGAGTAAGTGAGATAAACGCTTACGAAAAACTTTTAGAGTTTCTGTCTTTTGACCAAAAACCAACAGAAGTTAAGGAGCTGCCAAACGGAAATAAAATCTACTACTTTAAAAAACTACCGAGCCATGATAAAATCGTATGATGAATTTCTGCAATCAAAAATTAGAATAGCACAAAAAGAAGGTTTCGATTTAGATCTTTCTGATATCAGTCCAAAACTTAAAGACCATAATAAGCTAATGGTTAAGTGGCTTGTGGAAGGTGGTCGCCGCGCTTGTTTCGCCTCCTTTGGACTTCATAAAACTGTGACGCAACTTGAAGCAATTCGATGTACTTTATTAAAAACTGGTGGACGGGGATTGATTATAGCTCCTTTAGGTGTAAGAGCTGAGTTCTCAAAAGATGCTGTTAATATACTTGGATGGGATTCTGGCCCGAAATTTATCAGGAGAATCGATGAAGCTTCCGAAACAGGTATTTATATCACCAATTATGAAACAGTTAGAGATGGAAAATTAGATCCGAGATTGTTTCAGGTTGCGAGTTTAGATGAAGCATCAATTTTACGAGGGTTGGGAGGTTCAAAAACTTTCCGTGAATTTATGCGATTGTTTACCGGTGATGCCGGACCAAATGGAGATCGCCGAGGAACTGAATGTGTACCTTATCGTTTTGTTGCAACTGCGACACCTTCTCCAAATGATTATATCGAATTACTTGCTTATGCTGACTTTTTGGGAGTTATGGATGTTAGCCAGGCTAAAACGAGATTCTTTAAAAGAGATAGTACAAAAGCCGATAAACTGACACTTCACGCCCATAAAGAAGAAGAGTTTTGGTTGTGGGTTTCTTCATGGGCCCTTTTCGTTTCAAAACCTTCAGACATTACAGGTGAAGAGAATGATGATGCAGGATATATTTTGCCGCCGCTTGATATTAGATGGCACGAAATAGCTTCTGATCACTCGGACGCTGGAAACGATAAACGTGGCCAGTACCAAATGTATAACGAAGTTGCAATTGGTTTGGAAGGCTCAGCGAAGGAAAAAAGAAAAAGCCTCAGAGATCGTGTAAATAAAATGCTTGAATTAAGAGATCAAGATATTAATGCTCACAGAATATTGTGGCACGATTTGGAAGATGAGAGAAGATTAATTGAAAAATCAATTCCCGGTTGTAAATCGGTTTTTGGAAGTCAAAAACTGGAACTCAGAGAAGAAATTGTTTTAAAATTTTCCAATGGTGAGTTACAAGAATTAGCCGGAAAGCCTTCAATGTTAGGATCTGGTACCAATCTTCAAAAGCATTGTTCGTGGGCAATTTATTTAGGAATAGGCTTCAAATTTAATGACTTCATACAATCAATTCACAGGCTTTTACGATTCGGACAAACCGGAACTGTTCGAATTGATTTGATATATACTGAAGCCGAACGTGAAATCAGGAAACAACTTGAGCGTAAATGGAAACAACACAACTTAATGGTAATTAAAATGACGAACATCATCAAAGAATACGGATTATCTCAATCTGCAATGGCTCAGCATTTAGCCAGAAAGATAGGAGTTGAAAGAATTGAAATTAAAGGCAATAATTTTACGGCTGTCCAAAATGACAACATAAAGGAATTGCCGCTGATCGAATCAAATTCAGTGGGTTTAATTCTCTCATCAATTCCTTTTGCAAATCAATATGAATACTCTCCAAATTATGCAGATTATGGCCATACATCAAATACAGAAGAGTTCTTCGCTCAAATGGACTACTCAACACCGGAGGCCTTCAGAGTTTTACAACCGGGAAGAATAGCAGCAATTCATGTGAAAGATAGAATTATCCCCGGCGGCCTTTCTGGATTAGGATTCCAAACTGTTTATCCATTCCATATTGACACCGTAAACCATTACCGAAAACATGGATTTGAGTATATGGGGATGAAAACCATTGTTACCGATGTTGTTCGAGAAAACAATCAAACTTATCGTTTAGGTTGGACTGAGCAATGCAAAGATGGCTCAAAAATGGGAGTTGGAATGCCGGAATATCTTCTTTATTTCCGCAAACCGCCAAGCGATACTTCAAACGCTTATGCCGATATCCCAGTTGTAAAAGAGAAAAGAGAGTTTGATCATAAAATAGGGGAGTTTAACAACAGAGGATATTCTCGCGCCAGATGGCAAATGGATGCGCACGGTTATACTCGCAGTTCTGGTGAAAGGCTTTTAATTCCTGATGAGGTTGCCAAACTTGAACACGATCAAATTTACAAACTATTCAGGAGCTACAGTTTAAACGAAGTTTGGGATTTTGAACAGGTGGTTTCAATTGCTGAAAATCTTGAAATACAAGGGAAATTGCCATCCGGTTTTATGCTTTTGCAGCCTCAAAGCTGGTCGTCCGAAGTATGGACTGATATTACCAGAATGAGAACTTTAAACGGCTCACAATGGAGTTTAGGAAAAGAAATGCATATCTGCCCAATGCAGTTTGATATTGCTGACAGAGTTATCGAGCAAATGAGTAATCCGGGAGATCTTGTTTTAGATTATTTCGGTGGACTTATGACTGTACCCCTTCGAGCTATTAAAAAAGGTCGCCGCGGTTATGGAATCGAATTGAATCCAACTTACTTTTTAGATGGTGCAAATTATCTAAAAGCAGAGGAGTTAAAACAAAATGTGCCTACACTTTTTGATCTTAATGATGTTGCTTAATGGCGCAACTAAACCTTTTCACAGAATACGAAATAGAAGAGAAAAACGAAAAACTTTCACAAGCTGCTGATGAAATCTTAGCAGCTTTAAATGACGGAATGAAAGTAAAATTTGAACCTCATTATTATTTCCAAGATGGCGGCCTTATAATATTAATGGCCGTCAATAAATTAAAAGTTTCGGTTTTTAATATCCTTGATCTCGACGGTAACGTTCCAGATGGTTTTACATCTTGCTGGCGAAACATTCAACACATAAAACAAGATTTAACTAAATATAATTGTAAATATGAAACTAATACTAAACAGTAAAAATTTACTCGAAAAACTATTGATTTTAAACGGCGTAATCAATTCATCAAATACTCTTCCAATCCTGGACAATTTCTTGTTTGAGATCAATGAGAATTTGCTGAAAATCACGGCAACCGATTTGGAAACGACGATCAGCTCTACATTGGAAATCAGTTCATCAGATAAAGGATCTATCGCCATTCACGCAAGAATGCTAATTGATATTCTAAAAGCTTTCCCAGAGCAGCCACTTGAGTTTGCCGTATTAGAAAACAGTACAATGGATATCACTTCATCTTCGGGAGTTTATTCAATTGCTTATTCTTCGGCGAAAGAATACCCTACAGCTGTTTTATTTGAGGATGCTCAATCAGTAAGTATTAATTCTAAAATCCTGAGTAAAGCGATCACTAAAACTGTTTTTGCTACCGGAACAGATGATTTGCGTCCGGTTATGATGGGAGTATTATTTCAGTTCTCTGAATCCGGATTAAATTTTGTTGCAACCGATGCACATAAACTGGTAAGGTACACTCGAAAAGATATAACCACGCCTGAGCCTGTCGAATTAATTGTGCCAAAAAAGCCTCTGAACGTTCTAAAAGGGATTCTTTCGACATTAGATACCGACGTTGCACTTTCATTTAACCAGACAAATGCAATATTTGCTTTCACCGATTTTATTGTGATCTGCAGATTGGTTGACGGGAAGTACCCAAACTATGCCGGTGTTATTCCGAAAGAAAATCCAAACAAAGCAGTGATCAATAGAAACACTTTGTATAACTCTGTAAAATGCGTCTCGATTTTCTCCAACAAAACCACAAAGCAGCTAGTTTTAGATTTCTCAGGAAACGAGATCCATTTAACCGCTGAAGATGTTGACTACTCAAATAAAGCAAACGAAAGATTGGCCTGCAATTACATTGGCGAAAACACCAGGATTGGTTTTAATGCCAGATATCTTTCCGATATCATCAGCAATGTTACTTCCGAGGAAGTCAACTTTGAGTTCTCACTTCCAAGTCGAGCGGCAATTATGACTCCGGCAGACGGTGAAACGGAGGAGGAGAGCCTCTTTATGTTGCTCATGCCAACACTTATTAACTAAACCACATTAACCGCCCAATTAGGGCGGTTTTTTATTAACCCAAAAAACAGAATTATGAAAACAATTTTAGGAATCACAGTAAAAGAATGGATCCGGATTATTATCGGATTCATCATTATCATTTCAATCGCATTATATGTAGTTGAGCAAGGAAAAAATAACTCTTAAAAGACAGATCATGAATTATAATAAAGACTTTGAACCAGAAGAAGATTTCGAAGAAATGGAAATGCCAACCCCTTGCCAAAAATGCGGCGGTTGGTTTGACCTTAATGATGGTACCGCTTCGGAAAAGTGGTTTCCACGAACTGTAATTTGTTCCGATTGTGGAGAAAAAGAGCAAAATATAATTGAGATCGAACAGGACATTGAAGATTTTATAGAAGAAATTGATCAGGCTAAAGATTCTATTACATCTGCAGAACAAACTATTCGTGTCAATACACTAAAAATTTGTGCATTAAAAGAAAAACTAAAACTGCTAGAGGAATAATTATGAAGCGACTTAACTATTACCAGGTTCATAAAAACAAATCTCCACGAAAGGTACGAAGTCCAAAAGCGAAAAAATCTCATATTCCATTACTAGCCATTTTGATGGCGATGAGCGCAGTTCAAATAGCAATTGTTGAAAGTCAAATTCACATTAGTCCAATCGCTAAAATTACTAAAATGTTACTTGTTGCCGTTGAATCTGCTTTGGCGATTACCGAGATTGTAAAAAGAAATAACTCTAAAAGACTGTATTATGAAAGTCGTTTTCAGAAATCCAGTCCCTGCAATTAAAGCAGATTTAAAATATTATACATGCATTAACTGCAAAGTCGAGTTTAGATGGTCGGAGGGATGCATGAGCAGAATAATACCAGAAGGTAAATATCACGATAAGGTTGAGTGTCTTTGTGAAAAATGCTCAGAATCATATTTAACGAATCAATTAAAATTAGAATTATGAACGCAAATTATTATTTCTGCTCGCAGGCAGTTATTGATCAGTTTAAACCTGAACAACTCTCAAAACCTTTTAAAAGTGGTTTTGAATCAGATGGTGATACACCACATTATATAGCATGGTTAAATTTTGACAAAGTGAAAAACTACTTCGAAGCAGTAGTCGAACCAAACAATGAAGATGATGACAAAGAAGATATTGACTTTTGGTGTTGGGAAATTATTCCCGGAAACATTGATGTTGAAAATATTGATCTCGAGCAGGCTCAGCTGTTTGGCTTACTTTGGGAAATTCAATTCAGAACTGGCCTAACAAAAACCTGCAATCAGGCAATGACAATTTATAATCTTGCCGAACGTGAAAGTCTGAATCCGATTGAATTAATCAATAAAATCGCTTAGTTATGAAAAAGTTAACCTTGACAGAACAATTACATCAACTTATTTCGGAAGAATCACGAATTAAGGCTATTCATTTAGAAGAATTTTGGAGCAAAAACCATGAACCTCAAAAACTATTTAAAGTAAACAGGATTGGTGAAATCAAAGAAATTGAAATAACTGGAAGTCATGTGGGTTATGTTTTTACAGACAGGAACATATGGGCACCGCATTACGATAAAGATAAAAGACCTTCTAAAAATTTAGTTGTTGCATACTGGGAATATGTAGAAAATATCAAAACTGCTGAACAAATCATTTATGTCGATTATCGCGATATGGGTTCTGGATCTTATAAATATACTGATATAATAAAAGAGCCTCATTTTGCTTTCAATGAAGCTGATTTAAAAGAAGAATCAGAAAGACTTAAGGAGATTTATGCCCCAAAAGAAAATCATACTGCTTGTGGTTATTGTGGAAAACAAACGCCTGACGATAAAGTAGTGACAAGCACTATAATTGGACGTGGTCGAAAAGAAGTTTGGAACAGTTGGAAAGGTAGATACGAAAATAAGTCGTGTACGACCCAAGAACCGATGAAGTTTTGCTCCGGAACTTGCGCAGGAAATGAGCAAATGTCACGTGAAGGATAATTTTAATTAATATGAAACCTTCACCAAAACAAAAACAGATCCTGGACTTCGCTCTAAAAAACGATAACCAGATAACCAAAAAGCAAGCAATTGAACTTATTGGGCACTATTACTTTTTAAATGCTCAAAAGTATGTAGGTGAAGTGCTCAGCCGTATGGTAAAATCAAAACTGCTAAAGCGAGTAAAGAATGGTTTATTCGAAATCTCGACCGATAGAAAAGAAACTGCAAATGGAATTGTTAACCCTAATCAATTAGAATTATTATGACTTTGTTCAAGCCAACTTATTACCCAGTTGATGTGATTCTTAATTTTAATCAGGAACAATTTATCTACATTATCATCTTTAAATAGATCATCAATTTCATTTTTTTCTGTATTAATTGAATATTGTCTGTAAAAGTTTTTATAGTCTTCCCGAGTTTTAAAATCATTTTCGCGTAGCAATATTAAACCGCTAGTTAAGTGAATGTATTGGGATCTATCAATTGTTTTTTTACAGTAAAACTGAATAGGTGCATCATTTACATATTTTTCTAATCCTTGAATTAAATCTGTTCTAAACGTCATGGTAAGTATTTTAAGATTGATATATAAAATTACTCATAATTATAAGCTCTTCAACAGTGGCATAACTTTATTTTTCCAAACTAAAACATCAAATCATAGAAATGAAAGCACTATCAATAAAAAATCCGTGGGCGTATTTATGCGTATTAGGAATTAAAGACATTGAAAATAGATCCTGGAGAACAAATTTCCGGGGAAAAATTTACGTTCATGCTTCAGGGCAGATTTACCCATTTTTTAAAGGAGGTAATCTTGCTTTTCCAGCAGATCAATGGGCGGCAATCAATAGTAAGGTAGACGTTCACATAAAAGAAGAACACGACAAATTCTTTACAAAATCCGCTATAATTGGAGAAGTTGAAATTATTGATTGTGTTGTCAATCATCCATCAATATGGGCGGAGAAAACCGAAGTAATCGGAAAAACAATCGAAGGAGATCCTCTGTATAAAACAAAACCAATCTGGAACTGGGCTCTTGCTAATCCAGTACTCTATGAAAAACCAATACTAAATGTAAAAGGAAAGCTTTCTTTCTGGGAGCCGGATATTGACATTCAGGAATGCATCGGCTGCTCTCAAAAATTCGATCTTGAAGAAATGGAAGAAGATGATGGCGGCGAAAAGTTTTGTCCGGAGTGTTGGGAAGTATTATCGCCTGTCATGGCTCAAGAAGCAAAGGAAAATGCTACTGAATCCCAATAGTACCTACAGCCGAAAGTCTAGTATTGTTTACGACGAAAGCGGTTTTCCAGTATTGAAATTTAAATCCTATCTCCCGAACTTTGAAAAGCTGTCAGTAGATGCCATTAAATACATGAACAGGTATTATGAAGCCGATCCGGAAAAGTTTGAGGTGTATAATAAGGAAGATAGGGCAGCTCAATTGTCATTGTTTTAAAGTGGTCATAATATTGGCCACTTTCTTTTTTTCTCACCTAAAATATTACGAAACTCTTTTATTATTTCTTTCTTTATTGGATCAATCTTTTCTGGTATTTTTTTATGCACAAAAGCGGCATCGAATTGAATGTTCCTGTCCGGTTTGGTATATTCATCTGTCATTTGCAGCTTTAAGTCATAAATATTAAATATTTCTCCACATTCGGCAAAGTAGCTTGTAATGATTTTTTCAAGCGGTTCCGGAAAATATAGTACATTATCCTGAAAGTAATTCAGAAATTCATTGTGAGTATTTCTATAGTTGATGCTAAGTTCTCGCTCCTGTTCGATAAAAGTTTTTCCCTCTTCTACAAATTTAAATGGCTGAGTGTATTGCCTTAAAAGCCTTAAACTCAGATTTAAATATTTAAAAGTTTGTTCTAAAACATCAAGACGTTTCTCATGCAGTTTTACAAATTTAAAACTTTCGTTAGAGTGTTTTTTCTTAAGCAATTCAGTTACAAACAAAGTTGCGAATGTTACTATTATTGGTAAGGCAATATTTAAAATCATAATTTTTAGTTTTAGGCTTTATTTTAATTAATCCAGTACATTACAAATAAGATTATTTCAAATAATAATAAACAAATTACGAAACATTTATACTCTCTTTCAATGTAGTTATTTAAGCTCCTTTTGAAGTTTTTCTAGTACCAAAAAGAGCTTATTTATAACCTTAGGATCTTGATATTCTATAATTTCATCATCATTTTTATTTATCAAGTCATCGATGAATATCGTAAATTTTTCTGCTTCGTCAATTAGATCTTGAAACTCCTTTAACGAAAAATCATATTTGTATAAGTAGCTGTAACGTTGTTCAAATGTTGCAAGAAGTGAATAAAATTGTAAAAATACTTTGGCATCTTTTTCAATGTCCTCTTTAATCTTGTTAATCATTTCAATTGTCTGTCCTGGCTTGCGTATCTTTGTTACTTTTATTGTCATTGCATGTACAGAAGTGAATACTTCCGTTAGAAAATAGGCTAATTGTTCATAACTGTCAATGCGTTTTAAAAGTAGAGAAATGTTTTTGTTTTCTTCATTTGATTGCTTACCAATATTGTGAGTTAACAACCCTAAAATTATTAAGCTACTAAGTGCTAAAATCGTATTGATAGTTCCTCCTATAAAATCACCAAATGAAGCCCAAACGCTTAAATCATTTGAAATAATATTTCCTCCAAAATGGTAGAGAAATACCGTTACTGGAATAAGTAGAAGTATAAAAGAGATAACTGATATTGTTAGAAGGATGTTGTTTTTAATGTATTTTTTCATTTTACTATTTTCGGGATTAATTAGTTATTTACTGTCTAACGTGCTTTCTAAAAGAACGGATCATTTCAAACACTCCAATACCTGTAAAAATTCTTCCAAGTAGATCAATCAAACCAGACCAACTAGTTAAAGTTCCAGACTTTTCCATAAACTCAATTTTATGCAATGGATTTAGAAACTGAGGAAAGTAAGGTAGTAAGTTTTCTATAAAAAAAGAAGCACCAGTCTTATCTAGGCTTAGTGATATACCCTCAATAGTATTAATAAATAATAAGAAGAAAATAAAAGAAACCAGTATTGTTATAAAAATAGCTTTAAGCCAATTTGTTCCGTGATTACTATAAAGGCCAGAGACAATTATAGTTATGATTGATCCATAGTCTTTAGGTTTGGAGTCTTCAAATCTTAAATGTTGCAGTAAAAAGTGCTGAGAAATTCTATAATAATATACTTTGTCTTTTGTATTGCTTTGTTTATTTGCTGACGTATATAGGTCATTGTAAACATTATAGTAATTAAGATAATTGTCGCGATATAAAATATGTGGTATTTTCGAGTTAATCAATTTTAAGGAATTTAAATCTGAATTTTTAAGTTCAATATCATAATTTTCAAATTGTATGTTTTTAAATTCTAAGATCCCAGCGGATGAGTTAGTTATTTTAAATTTATATGTTGGATAACTTTCCCATAGTAAGAAATCATTATAATAATTTTGTTCAATAAATTTTTTGAATTCTATTAGCGAGTGATATCCTTTTATGAGATCTACTATCGTTAAATTTTTATCGAGAGCACGGACTTGTTTCTGTTCATACTTAATATTATTTGACCTAAAGACAGCGAAGCTTTCAATATATTCACTGATGCTGTTCTGTTTAAAGGCTTCTATAGCAGCAGCGGTAATATTTGAAAAATATATTTTACCATCATTATTCATTTCGTCAAGATAAATTTGTTTATTTAAAATGCTATTAAAGTCTAATCTTGAACTCGTATTAAAATAACCTGATAAATTTATCTGATTTATAATACAAGACTTTGAGACAAGTGTAATTCCAGTATTAGACTTTACAGTTAAACTATTTATAAATAAAAATTTTCCAATTAAAGTAAATTGAGTTTTATCACTTAATGGCTCTATTAGTAAGATTCTAATAATGCCAGCATTAAATTGTATTCCATTACTGCATTCGTTTTTGAGAAAAGTTAAATAAGATATATCACAATAATTAAAAATCAGACTTTTCTCAAATGTACAATTTTCAAATTTTAAGTTAGGTGCAACTATGGAAGAAACGTCAAAATTCATCGAAAATTTACAATTCTCGAAAAAAATAAAACCTGTCCATTCAACATCTACCAACATTAGACCTTCAAAGTGGCAATTTTCAAAGGTTATGTCATATGTAAATTTACTACTATGAATTACTAATGACCCCTCAATTTTCTTATCGTAAATGCTTTTGGAGTTGGGAAGGACTTCAAATTTACTTTCAAGTTTTTCAGGAGTGTGTAAGTCTCGTAGAAGTGTATGTGCAGATATTTTTTCCAATGTGATGATATTTCGTTTGACCAATATAATAATTCTCGGAGACTGTATTTTTATTTTGTGCTTATATGACTTTCGATCGTTTCCATTAACGTATATTTAACAAACATAATATTTAATTGAATAACTATGTCATGTGAGAATAAAACAGGTATTTATACTCGTTTTACTTGTGCTTTTTGTTCTTCTATTTTTCATATGTTTGCGAGAGCAAAACTCAACTTAAGATCATGACGGACTATATATCATCTTTTTTAGATAACTACAAAAATAAAATTAGAAATCCTTTTATTGGTACGATGATAAGTGTTTGGCTGATCAGAAACTGGATTGTTGTATATGCGTTTTTTTCATTTGACGCTGACAAAAACATGGAATGGAAAATTAAATATATTAGGGCATACTTTTCTAAAAAATATTTTTGGGAAGAATTTTTTAATGTTATTGGAATTGCATTCTTAAGTCTGCTCTTTTCGTTTATATTGCTTGGTGTGTCAAGAGCATTAACTGACTGCTATTATAAAATAATTGAAAATGCCATAGTGACTAAGATCGATAAAAAAGCAATATTTACTCTAAAAGACAAGGAACTGCTTGACAAGAAAATTGTTTCATTAACCGAAAAATTAGAAAAAGCTAATGATTTACATAATAAGGCAGAGAACTTAAATGAATTATTGGTAGCAAAAAACAAAATAAGTCAGGATAAATTTGATGATGAATTCAGAACTCTCTCGGCAGATACCGCCAAAACTTTAGAAATAAACAAAAGTCTTAGCGCAGAAGTTAACAGATCGAAATTTATACGTGATTCATATCATAACTTATTTATCAGACTTGCTCCCCATGATAAAAATTCACTTGTTACTCTTCTTCACAAAGGCCCAATAGAAATTGACAAATCGTTAGAAGGAACAAATCTGGATTTAGAACGATTAATAGACATCGGTTTCGTAAAGTTTAATGTTGAAAAAAAACGTTATTCCTTGACAGAGGCAGGTACGATATTTATGAACATTTATCAATATAATGAAGACAATCCGGGAACTTAACAGCTAACTAAAAATTAACACTTGATTTAAAATTTTAGTAATGCATTGTGTTTCTTCTGTAAAATTCCTATTTTTAGGTTATGAAAAATCACACACTCATATTATCAACTGCAAAATTATCACTCGAGAATGGTGTTAGTATTGACTTTGTGACTAATTTGCTAAATCGTGGCTTAACCGGGATAGAATATTTTGGCCCGGAATTAGATAATCCGGAATGCTATATTGATGATGACATGACTGCAGCAAGTGCCGGAATTACTTATTTAGAATTTCACTTTGAAACACCTGAGCCAATTGCTTATGATTCTTTAAATGAAATTGAAGTCGATAGGCTGATTTATGAAGAAATAAAAAAATCCGCCTGCATTGATCTGCGAGCGGATGAAAAAGATATTACTGTCTATCTTTAATTTTTATTTGCTTTCTCCGAGATACACAACTTTGCCAACACCAGTTTCAAATAAAGCTTCAATCTCTTTATTGCATAACTTGAATATTTCCCTTGCTTTTTCAGCAGCCAAAACGTCTATTTCATCTACCGTTATTTCATCATTAAACTCGGATAATTCGCTAAATATATAACTTTGTAGTATTTGCTGGCAACGCATTATGTGCGCATCTATTTCGCTGTGATCATCATAAAGATGATTTGGGTAAACATAAGCTGTTATTTCTTTTAAGGTATTTAAATCGGTTAAAAAAAACTCGATGAGTTCCTCGTTCTGTAAATTTTCAAAATATTTATTCATGGTATCTTTATTTAAGCTGCTTCAAAAGCAATTAACTTACTTTGATAAGGCAAAGCGAAATCTTGTATTTTATTGTTTGTGTCAAGCCAGGCTAATTCATCCTCTCGATTTAGCATGATCGGCATACGCCTTTTGTGATTATGGATAAACTGCATTAATTCGTTTGCCTCTGTCGTAACCATTGTAAAAGAGTTCAGGACTTGTCCATTTGCAGGATTTACCCAGCTGTCATATAATCCCGCAAAACAAAAGATTTCGTCGCTCTGGGAGAAGATTTGATACTTTTCTTTTTTCTTTCCTTTTTCATCGAGCCAGCGCCATTCGTAGTAACCGGTGGCGATAATCAAACATCGGTTTTCAGTTATATTTCTATACGAAGCCGTACTGTCTATAGTTTCAATCCTGGCATTTAAAGTTTTGCTTTTAAAATCTTCGTTTTTTGCCCAGCTTGGAACTAATCCCCAATGATAATCAGTAGATATAATATCCGCGCGTCCGTTTGTTATTACCGGAAGATTAGGATGTTCGAATCCATTAATAAAAACACCTTCATAAAACTGGCCACTATTATTTACTGCGATATTAAATCTAATTTTTACATCGCGTCTACTTGCTTTCTGATCTACGTAGTAACACATAATCAATATTTTAAATCAATACTCTAAGTTAAGAATTTAAGTTATATCATCTTCTTCTAAATTTAGATTTTGTGTCCTTTTCCAGCCGGAACCTTCATCCTTGCCAACGCTTAATGCTTTATCTCGTTTCGATATAGTATGATAGTCCGGTTCTGGTACACGGCCCATTACATTTACGTAGTATTTTTTAATTGCTTCATCAGTTACTGTTATCGCATCACTTCGAATTTCTACTTTTAAGCCAATATGCTCTAGCCACTTTGCATTTTGTATGCAGAACGGTTTTTCATACCAAATAAATGACCATTCACCCATGATTAACAGGCTTTGAATTGCATGATAACCTTTAGTCTTTATATCGAACCCACCAACTTTACTAATGTGTTCTGTCACTTCTTTTTTTTCTTCCCTTGTCATCACACCGCTTTTTTAATTATAATCCCAGTCCTTGTCATAAAAAATGTTTCCTTCCTCATGGTTTTTGGGGGTAAGCCCCATCACATTAACATAATACTTAAAGTATACTTCATCATTTACGATGATTTTATTCCAACGAATTCCACATTCGAATTTTAAAAACCACAGTTCTTTTCGTAAAGAAACGGCTTCATCATATCCCACTTCTTGAAACACTAACGCTTCTTCTTTTAATAATCTCTCTAGTAATTTGTAACGAGGAGTAGCGGGATGCATTCCATAAGCATTAAGTATATGCGCTTCAACTGCTTCTTTTTCATTTGCTTCCATATTGATTAATTTAGAAAAGCAAAATTAGCACAGGACATAACAAAGTGTATGTGTTTTAATGTTCTAAATTGGAACAAAATTATTTATTTTGGTCAGTATAGATATTTTGAAGTATTCCTACAATAATGCTTAGTATAAAAATAAAAATAAATAGATTGTGAATGAAGTATATAGTATTTGCAATTTTACTTTTCGGAACGAGATTCCCATTAGTGAATATGTTTAAGGAATAGGGCAGCACGCTTTTATATGACCAAAATTTATTAACCTTTATTTTATCAATTTCATTGTTCTTTTTGGTTTCTACACTTTTATATTTGTTAATTGCGTCTGCAAAAACGGAAGAAATGTTTCTAAATTCTTTTTCGTTTTCCACGAATAGTTTATAATTACCTTTTTTATCATATATAGTTAAAGATCTTATAGGCTCCGGGGGATGATTACCTCCAAAACTTAACTGATAATCAGCAACGATAATGTAATTCTTAAGTATGTACATTTGGTTATTTTTTATGCTATCTGTATTTGTCCTTGCAAATAGTGGTTCATGTGAAATTATGTCTTGTAGTATATTTTGTTTATGAATACTGGTTTCTCCATAAATTTCTTTTACTAAAACAAATTGATTTGATTTTTCAGATTCTAAAATGTCCTTTTCAATCCTTAAATTACTTGGATCCGAATTTAATAGATATGTATAGACTAATGGAAATGCGACACAATGAAAAAATACAAATACCGCAATTAATTTGAATAATAATTGATTTTTTAATTTACGTGAAGTGAAGTACCAAGAAGCAAGTACAATACCTGTAAAAACGCAAATAAGCATTATATCGTACACATAATCAATCACCTTTTCTTCCTGGATTAAAAGATATGGAAGTGAAGTTACCAACCCTGAAATTATAGCTACAATTTGTGCAATATTTTTGCTTCTGCTTTTAAAATCTTCTACGTCCATATTTTGAGTTGATAAGATGAATTTATTTTAGTATAAGTGATGTACATTGAGTCGTAACTTCTGCAATTATAGAATTGTAATAGAGTGGTTAGACACTTATAAACAGAATTAGTTAAATTGTTTATAATTTATAAATCATTTAAACGTAATTTAATTACGTATTTAGATTAGGTTTTCTATATTTGTAAACGAAAAAACCGCTTCAGTTTTTTAAAACGTCGGCGGCATTAACAATTATTCTATCTTTCGATAAATAATTTCACAAAGTCTAAAAGAAGTCTGCCAAGAATTGCTATAGACGGAGTGACTTTCATAAATTTGAGCCATAGACTTTCAGAGTCTTTAGGCTCATTTTTTTTATTTATCATTCTGAACTACAAAGATTGTCATTTGTTGCCAAAAAAGAAAGCCATACTTATTCACAATATGACGTAGTTTTTAACAACGGGAAAAAAGTGGTCAATTTTTCACACAATATTAAATTCTTGTAAATGAGAGTTTTAAAATTAACTTTTACTCGTTAAGTGCCGTAAAATATAGACTTTTTGGAATAAAAAGCAAGAAATTGTAAATTGTTTTTAAAAGTTTTTCTGAGTTAAAAACTTTCATTTTTTGAGTTAAAAAATACTGTTTTCGAAGTGTATTAATTGCACTCAGTTTTTTAGGAATTTTGAGTTCCTGGGCCACTTTTTCAAACTCCATATACCAGTCTTCACCAAAGCGACGAATTAAGCCTTCTATACAAACTCACAAACCGGAACCTCTAATTCTTTTCCTAAAGAACAGGCATCATCGCAAATATCCCACTTATCATAATTGACTGCGGCAAACTCTGTAAAGTTTTTTACACGTATTGGAAATAAATGGCATGAAACCGGTTTTTTCCAGTCTATAATTCCTGGATTATAGGCCTGTTCAATTACGCAAAGTGCTGTTTTTACATCAAAAATAACATAGGCACAATCTTTCTCGTCTGTTAAAGGCGTTTCACGATCACCCATCAATTATTTACTCATCTATCCTGCGCTTCAATAGCAGCATTTTCTTTAATTAGCCGACAAATAGATTCTTTTTTAAGAATATCCTCTAAAATAATGGTTTTACCTACTTGAAACATCTAACCTGGCTGCAAGTGATTTGATAAAAGTCACGAGATCTATATAATTCTTTTCATTAAATGAGTGACGATCATTATTAGGGTTTCTCTTGCTCTTAAAAGTAGCGTAGGTAATTCCCATAGCTTCGGCCGCTTTTACTCCTGTAATACCAAAATCATCTAAGACTTTGTTTATTTTGTCAATTGGTTCCATAAGCACTTAATTGGTATATTTGTAACAAATTTAATTTTAATAATTAAGTTTCCTTTCTACAAAAGGTAAAACCTCTCCGTAATAAGAGAGGTTTTTTTATTCCAGGCTAATCGATGTATTTTCCAATCAGCTTGTTCGCCGTTCCATAGGGAGAATATATAATATCTTCTACAAGGAACAATTTAAATGATTCCGGATTCGGATAGTTGTTTTGACTTATTTCAACTTTGGACCCAATCTGCGGAACCGCATACATAGTTTGAATACAAATTGTAATATCATCCTGAATAATCTGAATTTGAAATGTCATCTCGTTTTCTACAAATTCAATTAAAAAACCAAATAACAACCAATTCAAAATGCTTTTTCTTCTTTTGTGAAATTCTTTTTTCATGTGAAAGATTTTTAAAGAGGAGCCTTTCAGCCCCTCTTGATTAGTTTTAGATTAATTTTCCGTGAAGCTCCCAGCTCGTGCATGTTCTATTAACCTCGATCCTTTCAATAATAAATCGCTCTCTTTTCTCAGTTTGAACTATCATTCCAATTTGATATCCTGCTGACGTAGTTGAAAAGTGGTCCAGCATTTCGTTTTTCTCATCTATCAGAAAGATGTTCTTATTTAGCTGTTCATCTATCGCATAGGTTACTTGGTCACAAAACCAATCTTCTAACTTCCATTTAGGTGCGTTAATAAAGTTTTCCCATCTTAACGACCAAGACAATTTTTTCTTTTTCATTGTTTAAAATTTAATTGTTAATAATTGTTTCAATTCTACCCTGTAAATATACGATACCTTTTAGTATCGTACAAGTGATTTGTAAACTTTAACATATTATGTTATTAAATAATATTAATTGCTACTTTTGCTATACCAATCCTATGAACATGAAGATTAACAATTTGACTTTGAAACAAGAGACTTTCTGCCAAGCTTACATTCGTTTAGGTGACAAGACAGCGGCTTATCGAGAAGCTTACTCGACTGGAAATATGAAGAATGAAACGATTCATAGTAAGGCCAACTTGTTGAGTAATAAGGGCAATGTGGGGGCAAGGATAAAAGAATTACAATCAACTGTTGCTGATATCGCAGAAAAGGAGTTTAAGATCACGGCCGAAGAAATGCTTCGACATTTAAATATTCTTCGAAAAGCCAGGATTGATGAGTACGTTGAATATCACGAATTCGAAGTGCCAGTAACAACAACTACCGGAACCGGAAAGAATAAAACTGTGCAAACAACTATTGAAAAGCGAACCGAGCTAAGAATAAAGCCATTCGATAAACTTACTGAAGAGCAAAAGATGTGCATTGAAGGCATTAAGCAAACAAAATACGGTATTGAACTTAAGCTACATGGTAAAGAGTGGTCCATTGAAAAGATAAATAAGCATATTGGCTTCTATGAAAAGGATAATGAACAGAAGAATAAGGTTCTTGATATTTCTAACACAGAGGAACGTGAAGCACGAATTGCTGAATTGATTGCAAAGGCCAAACAGGCATAATTTCCTGTAATTAAAAACTAACATAATATGTTATTATATAATAAAATATATTAGTTTTGTAAAGTAATCAACATTTTAAATATAAAGGCAATGATCACCCTGATAAGTCAGGACATAGAACCATTCGGGGTTATAAGTAAACTCGTTAAATCATTCTATGATATGTGGATTAGTGGTCTGGCACATAGACAATCTGGATCGTTTAGCGTTGAGGTAATGAAGTCGAAATCCGTTATTACTTCTATAAAAAACCAGATGTGATCGCTTTTGTATTTGAAATAAAACCACCAGAACCATGAGTATAGAAATTGTAAACGGACGAGTATTTGTTGAAGGAAAAGAAACTGTTGATGCTGCATTCATTGGATATGCAATATTAGATCTGGCAGAGAATACTGATATTAAGTTAAGTACTGTAGAAGGCATAGTAAATCCTAAAATAAAAACACATGTTGTTCACTCGCAAACAAAAGACGCTTGGAATGTTATTGGTAAAAGCTTAGGAAGCAAGTATAAAATTGCAAGAATTCCATATATAAGTGGCGAAACAAAAGAAGCGTTTAATCATGCTGCGTTTATATCCGAATGTTTCAATAACTCAGATTCTTTGATGTCACTACTCAAGTAAAACACTATCACTCAAAAACAAAAAATTATGATGGCATTTTTTCAAAAATTAGTGAATTACTTCAAGGAAAAAAAGATACGTAAAGCTGCCAGAGCAGCAACGCTTGCTCGTGTTACTTCTGATTATGAAGCTTTGATCAATGAATTAAGGCTAATTCAGGAAAAGAAAAGCGTGCTTTCAAGAAGCGAAAGAGACTTTGTTGAACTAAGAATCAAACACCTTATCGCTAAAGGTCACATCCAAGTAAATAAATAATCAAGTGAATGTCATTAACCGATGCTGAAATATTAGAGCTGGAAGAATTGTTGGCAGCACGTGATATTGACATGTCTCGTAAGAGGCTTACGACGATTGATGAAGAAACAAATCCGAACTATTCTCTTCTATTTAACGCCATCCAAAACCAAAAATACGAAATCATTGACGGAAAGTCTGAACTGGTTTCGGGATATCGAGGCGCCGGTCTTGAAGGATCATCCCGTTCCGGAAAGACATGGTCCGGAATCGATATTATCATTTGGCTTTGTTTGTTCTATGAGCCGAACGGCTGTACAATCAACATATATCGTGAAACCTACAATGAGTTTAAAACAACTTTATACGATGATTTCAAGCGCCGATTAGATGATTACGGACTACCAAATAAGTTTAAAGACAATGATGAAATCAAAAGTTTTAAAATTGGAAATAGTAAGATCTATTTCATTGGAGATGGTAAGCATGGGGGAGGTTGTGATTATGCTTTCTTTAACGAGGTTATGTTCATTAAGAAATCAGTATTTGACCAGGTTAAAATGCGTTGCAGAAAATTCTGGTGGGCCGATTATAATCCATCTTTTACTGATCACTGGTTCTTTGATAGTGTATTGGCCCGTCCTGATGTTATTTTCTTAAGAACGACTTTCAAAGACAATAAATATATCTCAGCTCAGGAAAGAAATGAGATATTAATTACTGAGCCATGGAAGCCAGGTTCATATATAGTTAAAGATGGAGTTGTACAATGCTACAACAAAACCACTAATAAAGTTGAGCCGCTGTCGCCAACTAACCAACCGCCTCCACATCCAGATAATATAAGAAATGGTACCGCAGATGAAAGCTACTGGCGAATTTATGGTTTAGGATTAAGAGGAGCAATGAAAGGATTAATTTTCCCATTTGTTACATGGATTGATAAGTTCCCAGAAGATAAAGCGGCAATATATCCAAATGATTTTGGGTTTACAACTGATCCCAACACGCTTGTCAAATATGCTGAAGATGAATTCAACATCTGGATTGAACCTTTAAGCTATGAACCTATTGAGACGCCAGAGGCCCTTTCGTTATTGTTAGAGAGCTTGAATATAGATAAAGCAAAAGATATTATTCCCTGTGATTCTGCTGATAAATATACCGGCGAAAACAAAGGAACGGTTGAAATGGTCAAAGGTTTAAGAAGACAAGGCTTTATAAATGCTTTCAAAATAAAGAAAACCAAATCAGTTATGTTCTGGCTTACTTCTATGAAGAAGAAGAAGATTCACATCGTAAAAAACCATCTGTACAAGGAAGCGCTTAAAGAACAACAAAATTATAAGATGCGTGAAATTGCCGGAATTGCAATTAATCAACCATTGGATAAATTCAATCACATGTGGGATAGTGCTCGTTACGGCCACATTGCTCACAATTCCCCAAAACTAACGTTAGAGTCAACGCCACAAGCAATTAACAATATAAATTACTAATTATGGAAGAAGAATTATTACTTCAATTAAAAACAGATCCGGAATCTGTGATTGAAAAAATTAGAAAGCAATCAAAAGACAATGCGACGATTACTGAATATCAAAAAGAATTTAAAGACCACGATAGAACAATTCGCGAGTCTCAAGTCGGAAATATACAGAAAGATAAAGTTATCGGTTCGGGAGAGAAGTCGAAATCAGTTAAAACTGTAAAAATACCAATCGATTTTGCCAGAAAGATTGTTTCGACTGCCACTGCATTTGAAGTTGGTAAGCCAGTTACTCTTATTCCTTCAGAAGTAAATGCGTTGTCTGACCTGATTAAAATGATATGGAAAACAAATCGTATTGATTCATTGCTGCAAAAGCTGGTTTCACTTAAGAAATCTGAGACGCAAGGGGCTATACAATTTTACATTGCAGATATTGCAGATAATTCTTTATTTAAAAAGATCCTGAATTTTCTGAAGCTTGGAAAACAGGTAAAGGAAATAAAATCTAAATTACTTGATAATTCTAAGGGAGTAATGACGCCTTTCTTCGATGGTTCTGGCAATATGATTCTTTTTATGTGGGAATATAAAGCAAAGAATCAGAATGATCAAGAAATAAACCATGTGGAAATATGGGATTCGGAAAATTATCATTACTTAAATGATGAAGGCGGCAAAATGGCGTATTTGGATAAAGTTATGCTACACGGTTTTGATAGAATTCCGATTGTGTACGTTAATCAGGATGAGCCAGAGTGGTTTGTTGTACGAGAACTTATTGATAGGTTTGAAACTTCATTGTCAAAACTTGGCGGTTCAAATGATTACACTGCCTATCCTTTACTTCAAATCTTTGGTACAGTAAATTCATTTCCTGATAAAGATGACTCTGGTAAAATCTTGGAGTTTCCCATAAAAATAGATGATGATGGAAAGCCGGTGCACGGTAAAGCTGAGTTCTTAACAGCTGACAACGCAGCGGAAAGTGCCAAATTAGAGTTTGACAATGTTAAGGATCTGATTTATTCAATTTCACACACTCCGGATCTATCGTTTGACAACGTAAAAGGACTTGGTACCGTTTCCGGAGTAGCATTAAAGTTATTGTTCTTAGACGCAGTGATTAAAGCAACTATGAACGAAGGTGACAACCGTACCATGATTGAGAGAATATTAAACATTATCACCTCAGGTGTGGTTAAAACAACAAATACTGGTCTGGCCAAGTTTTCAGAATCGCTTTATTATGACATCGTTTTTAATTCAATTATTCCTGACGATGTTAAAACAGCAACTGATATCATAACTTCCCTGAAAGAAGCTGGTCTTATCTCAACTATTTCAGCTATTAAACTTCTTGATTTAGTTGAGAATCCAGAGGATGAGCTTAAACTGATCAATAGCGAAGTAAAAGTTCCTGAACCTGTCGAAAAGATACCTGCATAATCAATTAAAACTTAAAAAATAAAATCCTTATTTAGAATCATTCTAAATAAGGATTTTTTATTTACATTTGTTTCATAATTAGTAATCAACTAAATAATCATAAAAATGGCAGTAACACCAGAACAGATTAAGGCACGACTTAAGATCAAATATCCTAAGGCGAACTTTTCGCAAAAAAGGATAGACGCAATTGCGGCTAAACTTGCACCAAAACCAGTAGATGGAGCAGATGATGATGCTATTGACGCAGTTTTAGAAGCTGCTAATGACTTTATGTCCTTTGAAGATATCGCAAGACAGGATGATCGAGTTAGGACATTAGAGGCAAATCAAAAACCAAAAGCAGATCCACCAGCGCCAAATCCAAATGATCCACCAGCACCAGCAAAAATTGAGGTAGAGGATGATACGCCTAAATGGGCGAAAGCAATACTTGAATCAAATCAAAAGATGGCTGGAGAATTAGAATCATTCAAGAAAGGAAAAGTGATAGAAGATAAAAAATCAACTGTAGCTCAACTTATAGAAGGTTCTGAAATCTTGAAAGGATTAAAACCGGAAATTAAAAAGAAGTGGATGGAACGTGTAAATGTAGAATCTGAAACTTCATTTGAAGATCAGATCAAAGAACTAGAAACTGAATACTCAGAATTAGTTCAGATTAATGCGGACTCAAATTCTTATGCACCGGCAGCAGGTAGTGGTTCGACTGAATTTAAGCCAGATGAAAAAGTAGTTGATGATATAGTAAACAACTTAAATATTTAAAACATGTCTACAACAGCAGATTTAGCTAAGAAAGGACCAACTTATGATACTGGTAATGACAATATCGTCATTGTCAAACATCTCGAAGGAATTCCTGGAGGAAGAACATTAGATGTTACTTCTTATACACCGGATGTTATTCCGGCAGGTCATATCATTATTTGCACAAATGATGAAAAGACATTTAAACCAATGCCTGTAACAGGATCGGCTTACGACGCCTTGCCAGCTTCTCACAAATATGCAGGTGTTTTGATTTCAACAATCTTAAAATCAAAACCGTTTGCGGGAATTATGGTTAGAGGAACTGTAAACAAAGAAGCGTCATTCTATCCATTGACAGCGATTTTGTCAGCAGTTAAAACGGCATTACCATTAATTCGTTTCACACAAGATTAATTAGAAGAATATGAAAGAATCATTATTTGTAAAGTATGTTTCATGGTTAAGTGCCATCATACTTGGAGTAGTAACAAAAGTAAATGGCGGTACCACGGAATTAAGTTATTTGCATAAAGCAATGCTTACCGAAGAATTGTCAACCGATCTTAAGTGGTCTTCTTTATCTGTTAACAGTACCATCGTAGCAGCAGATGTTGTTTCCATGGATTCTGAAATGCCATTAAAGAAACGTGACGCGATTTCTACTGCTGACGGAGAGATTACCAAGTTAGGTATGAAAAAACAGATGACTGAAAAACAACTTTCGGACATCGATATTCTCATCAATAAAAAAGTAGAGAACAAAGTAATTATTGAAAAGATCTTCAATGATGCTGTTGCATGTACGATGGGAGTCTACGAGAAATTGGAATATATTTTCTTGAAAGGACTGTCAACAGGAATAACAGTAGTTGAAGATACCGAAAACGTTGGTACCGGAATCCGTATTGATTACGGTTATAAAGACGCCAACAAATTCGGAGCATCAATTAAATGGTCAGATGCTAATGCTAAACCACTTGATGATATAACAAGAGTTTTAAAAGCTGCTAAAGACAAAGGAGTGTCCATAAAGATCCTTATGATGGACCAGAATGTATTTGACATTTTAGCACAGAATGATCAAGTTCGTCAATACTTTGCTTTTTCTCAAAACTTCGTCGGCGGGAATGTTCCTATTCCGGATCTCGAACAAGTAAACTCTATGCTCCAAAAGAGATATAAAATTCAAATCAACATTGTTGACAGAACTATTATCGTCGAAAGAGATGGAAAGCGTGAAGTAAAAACTCCTTGGGAAGCTAACAAAGTAGTTTTCTTAGAAACTTCAAAAGTTGGTCGATTGATGTACGGTATTTTGGCCGAGGAAACCAGAAAGTCAAAAGCAGCAACTTACACAAAAGCCGGAAGCTTTATCCTGATCAAGAAATGGTCAAATGAAGAACCATTTGCAGAATATACTTCTTCTCAAGCTTTAGTTATTCCTGTAATTGACGCAGTTGACAGTATTTATTTATTAGATACTGAAGAGGCTGTTGCTGATGTTCAAACTGAAGGTGATGCTAACTTCAATTACAAAACTGTTAATTATACCAAAACATCGGTGATTGCTGCAATCAATTTAGCTACAGGTAAAACAACTGCAAAATCAACAAATACAGATGTAAAACTTCAGGAGTACATAAATGCCTTATCTGATGAACAGACATTGACTTTTGAAGCCAATATAACGCCATCAGCTTAATATGTACAGTCAAGAAGCTATAGAAGTACTTATAAACCGAATAGGTTGGTCTGAGTTATCCTCAGGCCTTCCATTCGTTTTAACTCCGGAAAATCTATCTGCCCAATCTGGAAAGAAATTCAATTGGTATCATTCATTGATATTGGTTGATAATATTTATGCAGCGGTACCGGATACTGAAATGTCAGAAACAGACTTTAATGCTTATTTATCTGACGTTAGAAAGCAGGCTGTTTTAAGCGTGCTTACTTCTCTTCTTGAAACTTATGTTGATTACGATCCGGAAAATGATTACTCACAAATAATCATCACAAGGCCTACTTTATTTGATGACGCTATTGGTTATTCAGTAGCGATAAAAATGATTGAACTATTTCTTTCAACGACCAGAAAGAATTTCAATGAGAGAAGCGCTAAAATGAGTTATCAGGCATTGAAAGTAGAGTTGGAAGGCGCAAAGAATGACAACGGTCATTTTATCGCAAAGGGAATCATCTTTAAGTTGGAACAAAGCATTAAAAAAGCACAAAAAATCATCTTTCCCTATAAAGTAATTGTTAATAGCCCATCAGTTTGGTAAAATATGAACTACCTAATCACAAAACCAAAAGGAATTGATAAGGAAATCCAGCTTATTCAAACCGCTTTGTTTGAAAAACTTGGCTGGTCACCGATTGATGTATTTGGCAGAGTTCATAAAAATCAATCGAAGGAAAAAGGTTTGGTGCCGGAATTTTACTTTGGTAAAGGTGAGTACAAAGATGTATTCACAAATGATCTAAAGGCAGCAAACATTTTCTTTATCGATGATGAGGTTCATACTACAGATAACCGGGTATTCTGGTACAGCGAAGTTAAAATTGTGTTCATGGTTGATCTAAAAAAAGTAAAACCAAGCATCACTCATCGCGCTGATATGGAAGCTGAAATTGAAGCTTTAACGATAGTGAAGAAATATAGAATGTTTCAAGTTGATGGTTTTGAAAAAGGTATTGAGTCTGTTTTTAAAGGTTTCAACACAAATCAAATAAAGCTTTTGGACATGCAACCCTTTCATGTATTCGCTATTACGGGGAAATTGAAGTACAAAATTAATTGTTAATTAAAAATTATACATCATGGTTTATCAAGAATGTAAAAACAAAAAGAAAGCCAAAAAGAACACTGGAGCAAAAGAGCAGTGTCTTGAAGGGCTTACTATTAAAACGGCGGTCCATATTCCGGGTTTCAAATTTGATTCCATTGCAGATGCAAAAGACAAAGCGAAATGGGACACGGCTATTGCGGCCAAACAAATCATTCCATTATACGAAGTGGAAGAATTGGCTTCCGCAAATACAGAGGACACTGTATTTGAAGGTAGAAGAAATCAATACATTACTTCTTCAGGTAAAAAAGTTAGCACTTACAATAGCTTTTTGAGCCTTTGTTCACACTCTGCTTTAAAAACTTACCATAAATCTGAATTAGGCTTGTTTGAGTTTACAGAAGATGGAGCAATCAAAGGAGTTATTAATGACGATGGAACTGTAAAAGGTCAATCTATTGTTATGAACGTTGGAAAGCGTATCGACCCTACAGCTGATAGACCAGCATCAACTCAAGTAACTCTTAACTATAAAGATTACAATGAGTTTGAAGATGATGGTGCTATTTTCCGTCCTGAAGGTTGGGGTGCTGATGATATCTACGGAATCTTTGACGTAACAATCAACCAGGTTTCGGCATCTTCTACAGAAATCGAATTCACAGCAACCGATGGTTGTTCTGGTGGTGATGAAGAGTTAACAGCATTCCTTGCTGCTAACATTGTTGTTAAAGATACTACCGGTGCTACTGAAACGGTTTCGTTTGTACCGGCAAACTCTGAAGGAGTTTACAAAGTAACTGGTACCGGCTTCGCAAATGGTTTTACTGTTGGTCTTAACGGTGTAATTACTCAAACCGGAATTTCTTATGAAGCTCCTACACCTCTCACAATCACATTAGATTAATGAGAACTTATAAAGGGATTGTTTTTGCAGAGGGCTACAATAAGCCCTTTGCAGAATTTAAAAAAGAGTTTGCTTCAACTCATATTTTTAAAGAAATCCCATCCGGAGAAAGAGAAGCGGAACTAAAAAAAGCTCATAAAATCGCAACCGATGGCAACATTTCAGGAACACCTAGCAAGAGCAAAGAAACTGAAACCACGAAAACTGCAGAGTGATCTTTTTAAGTATATCAAAAGCCTGGAGAAAGAATTGGTCGAGATGGAAAAGCGAAGGCTTTCTGTTGACAGCAAAGATATTTTCGGCAATCCAATAGGTTTTTATTCGGAAGGCACAGAGATTATGTCCGGCGGTAAAAAAAAGGCAGGAGATCCCTTTACTGCAATTGATACTGGTGATTGGTTTAAGGGCTTTTATCTGCAAGAAGTTTCAGGAGTGTTGAGGTTTGGTTCAACAGATCCCAAAACAAATGAAATACTTAGCGACGGACCTGACAATACATGGCTTTCTGATGAACTTTTTGGATTAACTGATAAAGAACTAAAGGAAGTAATCACACGCAGATTACTTCCTTTTTTTATTAAAAACGTTCGCAATACCCTTGAAATATGACTTATTCGACTTTAGATACCATACCATATAAAACGTTCTTAAATATTGCTAAAACGGGTGATCTTACATTGTTATCCACTACCGAAACGGATCCGGAAGCATTACTTAAAATATGGGACGATTTATACGAACAACATTTGAATCGTGAGAATGCGACATCTCAAGAGAAAAAGACATTTCGTATTTCAAAGGAAGTTGATTCGCTTGAAATCCAGTATAAGATTACTCTAATGGCATGTGATGCTCTAAAATTCGATTTTAGTGAGGAATTGCACCTTCTGTTGACTAAGGAATATGGCTTTAAGCTTAGACTGGATGATGAGGAAGTATACTATCAAGATATTGACAGAATTGAACGAGAGGCAAAATCTTTTAATGTGAAAGCTGGTGTATTGAAAAAGCATCTTCCGAAAAAAGAAGAGGGCCAGGAATATAGTATCGATGATATTATGGCATCATACGGTTCAATACTTGGCTATCCGATCACAGGCGACTTCAATCAGATCACTTATACCGCATTTTTCAGCTATGAAAAACAAGTTCATGCAAAAATCGATGCAATCAAGAAACAAGAATTAAAATCAAAGAAAAATGGCTAGTTCAAACGGTATAATTACAAGAAGACAAGTTATCGAAGATGAAGCGATGAACTGGGGGCCGGAATATGCTAAACAAGTTCAAGTTGCCATTGATAAAAACAAAGAATATGTTACTGGTATTCTTCAGATTGCTACTATCCAAAAACAAATTAAGGATGCTTCTAATAATACTGCTTACATCAATGCATTACAACAGGAAAGATTAGAAACACAAAAAAATATTTTAGCGATCAAGGAGCGAGAGGCTGCAGAGGTATCTGCAAACAAAATTAAAATTTCCTCGATTGCGCTTGCGGATAAAGAAGCAAGATCAAAAGATTCTTTAATTAAGAAAAGTCTTGATGAACGAATTCAGTTAGCTGAGACAAATAAGCAACTTAAAGAGCAAGCTAAAGAACGTTTAGGAATGATATCTGCCTATCAGAAGCTAAATAACGCCCGTCTGGCAGCACAAAAACGTTTGGCAGAGCTACTTTCTGCGGAAAAACAGAATGTTGGCCAAATTATCATTGCTCAAAAAGAATTTGATAAACTTGATGCAAGGGTAAAGGCGGTTGATGCTGCGATTAGAAATTACTCAAAGAACATTGGTAATTACAAAGAGGCGTTCAAAGGTCTAAATGAAACCCTAAGAGATTTAACTTCCACATTTGGTCTTGTTTCTGGTGTAGCCTTATTCGGTACCATTGTTAAGGATATCTTCTCTGTAATTAAAGATTTTGATAGACAATTGATTGCTGTTGGTAAAACAACAAACATGTCTGGAGAAGAATTGAAACAATTTGGTAGAGAAGTTGTCGAGCTTGGTGATAAAACTAACGGTATTACTGTTGACGGTTTAATTAAATCGGCTGAGGTGGCCGGACAATTAGGTGTAACCGGTACGGCTAACATCTTAAAATTTTCCAGTGCAATTGAAAAGTTAAAGCTTACTTCTGATATTATTTCTGACGAACAAGTTGCACAATTTGCCAAGTTTATCGAGGTTTCATCAGACAGTTTTGAAAATGCGGATCGATTAGGCTCTGTTATTACGCAATTAGGAAACGCGTTCGCCACTACCGAGAAAGAAGTTCTTTCAAACGCTACCGAAATTCAAAAAGGTGTTGCTGTTTACAATACTTCTGCTCAAGGTGTTCTGGCACTTGGTGCGGCGACATCTTCATTGGGATCTGAATCTGAGGTTTCGGCCAGTTCTATTCAGAAAACGTTTGGTGTGATCAATAAATCCATTGCTACAGGTAAAAACCTTGAAGCGATTTTGAAACTTACTAATTTAACTCAGAAAGAACTTTCGAAGCAATTTAATAAAGATGCAACCGGAGTATTTGTAAAATTCATCAAAGGATTAAGCAATGCAAAAAAGGAGGGGCAAAATTTATCGATTGTGTTGGGTGAACTTGGACTTGATGAGGTAAGATCTTTTAAAACGATTGGTTCGTTAGCAGCGAATTACGATTTGCTGGCTAATGCAATGGAGCAAGCGAAAAAAGAGTATGTAGATAATATCGCATTGAACAAAGAGGTAGAGGCCGCCTCTGAAAGTTTAGTTTCCATATTGGCCGATATCAAAGATAGGTGGGAAGCTTACATTCTTAGTACTGATGATGCAAATTCCGGTAGTGCTTCACTTGCCAAAACGTTAAAATTCGTGCGTGACAACTTCAAGGAGATAATGGATTTTGTGGTGAAATTTGGAACAATTCTTTTAACCTACATCGGTGTTTTAAGAACTGTAAATTTTGTTACTACAACATGGAGCGCAATTCAAACTGCTGCAACAGCTGGACAAATACGTTTTGCATTGGCCACTGGAATTGGTACCAAATCAATTTTGGCACAAGCCGCAGCTGCCCGAGCAGCGACAACAGCGCAAGAAGGATTAAATATTGCAACTAAAGCTACTCCTTGGGGCTTAATTCTCGCTTTTCTATCTGCTGCCATTGTTGCATACATGGTTTTCAATGATGAAATGAGTGACGCTGAGAAGAACATTCAACGTATTGTTGATGCAAATAAGCAGCTTGAAGAATCTGAGAAAAATTATGCAGATGCACGAGATCAAGCTAATAACGAAAGATTTAAGGATATCGAGAATGATATAAAACTTCGAAGAGCTCAAGGCGAAAACGGAGACAAATTAGATAAAGAGGAGATTGCAAGGAAGAAAAAAATTCTTGAGGCTTCTTTGGTGGTCTACTCTCAATTGAAAAAAGCTGAGCTTGAACGTACCGAGACCGAAATTAATACTTCGAGACAAAGAATTGTTCAGTTCCAGCTTGAGAAAAGTGTTTTAGAAAAGAGTGGGTACAGAGTTAGCAAGCAAGGAAATACCAGTGAAGAACTTGACGAAATGATACGAATTGAAAAAGAGAAATTAGACGTTAGAAAAGCTTCTTTGACCCAAAATTCGAAACTAACTGTAGCTGAGCAAAATCGTATTCTAAAACAAATCCAGGATCTTGATAAAGATGCTGCTGTAAAAGATGCCGAGTTTAAAAAAGAACAGTCTGAAAAAGAAAAAGCTAGAGAGCGAAAAAGATTAAAGGAATTGTATGAAGCAGAAAGAAAAGCTCAAGAAGATTTGTTTAAGCTCCAGCAGTTAAGAATTCAGATCGCTATTGATGTAAATGAGGATATTCTGAACAATGATAAAATGTTCTATGATGACAAATTGGACGCTCTTAATGAAAATATCCAACTTGAATCTGAAAAAAGACGGAATGCCGCAGAATATGAATTGTCTCAACTGGGAAAATATAATGAAAAAACCGGCAAGCTAATTCGTGAACTGTCTGATGAGGATATAAAAATTCTTCTGGAAAATGGTGAAAACAAGAAGAAGTTAACTTCCGGACAATTATTGATTTTAGAAAGATTTCAAGATGAGCAAAAGAAATTAATTCAAAAAGGAGTAAAGGATCGTCAGAAAATATTAGACAGTGAAGTAGAAGAGGTTAAAAAAAGAATTGATGCTGAAATTCTTAAACAGGACACAAGTCTTAATAAAGCATTAGAAGCTGAAAATATTCTTTATAACGCTTCATTAAGTTCAATGACTAATCTGGAAGATGCTCAGGAAGAGCATGAAAGAAGAATTCTTGAAATTAAAAAAGCGTTTGCTAAAGAAGGACTAGCTGCTCAGATTTCGGCTATTGAAGGACTAATAAAAGCGCAAGATTCTTTACCAGAAAATGAGAGAATTTCTGCGGAAAAGCGTGCTCAAATTGATAATGAATTAGCAAGATTAAAAAAAGAGAATTCTGATTTAGACGTTGAAAATAATGATGTTGCAGCCACAAAGAAATTGTTTTTCGAAGAAGAGAATTTTAAAAAGATTGAAGAGCGTTCAAGAGAATTACATTCCGTTTTAATGGATTTGGGAAATGCTATTTTCGATGCCAGAATTCAAAGTATTGATGCAGATCAGAAAGCGAATGATGAATTTTATGCACGACAAATTGAACTTGCCAAAAATGATGAGCGTCAAAAAGATATCCTTCAAAAAGAGCGTGATAAAAAGAATGATGAATTAGAGAAAAAGAAGCGTAAAGAGCAACAAAAACAAGCAGTTTTCAATAAAGCATTGGCCATTGCCGAGGCAGGAATGAACACTGGAAAAGCTGTAACGGCTGCTCTATCTGCCGGTCCGGGTATTGGTTTAGCATTAGCAGTTATCACTGCAGCTGTCGCAGCTGTCCAATTAGCTGCAATTGTAGCAACTCCAATACCAAAATATAAAGATGGACGTAAAGGTGGTAAAAAAGAGATTGCAGTTATTAATGACGGAATTGGTCCAAGTGGTGGATATGTTCAGGAGGTTATCGAACGTAGTCATGGGGGAATAGAAGTTCCAACTGGAAAAAATAAGATTGTTCAGCTATACGAAGGGGATACAGTTCATAAATCAGTGGGAGATTACAATAAATTACAACGTGCGGCAATGATGGCAAGTTTAAATATGGAAGGTAGAAAGATGAGTGATTTTCAGGCGTCACAATATTTTGAAGCTTCGTATGGAAAAGAACTTCTTGATGAAATGAAACTGACTCGAAAAGCAATCCAAAATCAAAAACCGGCTGTTTTTCATTCACAAAAAATCGATATCCCTCACGCTATTTGGAAATCTAAAAATACAAACTGGAACTAATGGGAAATATAAATCCACAATATAATGATCGCGTCCAATATATCCTTAGCAATAAGGATATGGGCGATATTGTAACAATAGAACCGATCGGATGGACAGCCGACGATAAGGAATATTCCAGACATGAAAAATATCACGGGATCTTTCCAAAATTCTCCAATGCTCTAAAATTTGTTGGAGAGGCTAAGGACTACATTCAGCTTATAAAAGATATTTATGGAATAATGGCCGAAATAAAATTGACCCGTAATGAAAAACATCCTCAAACAGATGTTTGGACGTTGTCATATTATGGTTATTTAGATTTATCCACTTATAGCAAGGAAGATGGACAATTATCTGTCAAATTCAATTCAGGTGGCTTAGAACAAGATTTAAAAGCCAGGGATGCAGAAAGTGTAGAAGTTGATCGTATCACAACAATGAATGATACTATTATTCCGGAACTTAAAACTATAGATGTTGAATTAGAGGGCAGAAGGATATTTCTTCAAACTAAGTACAAAACGAATCCTAGTGATAACTGGATTCAGCTTGTAAGTACATCTTCTGATGGAAATACAAGAGGGTGTACCGCGCCTGTTCCTATGGTTTTGGTGAATAAATCTCATGAATCTGCACAGTCACCTATTTCAGGAACATTGATTGATGATAATTCATGGCCGCGAACTGGCAAAGGTCAAGGATCATTACTTTTTTTTGCTTTATCTGACAAGGATAGGGACCTTAAAATTAATTTTAAGTTGCAATTTACGGTTGTAATGGACGTTTTTGATGATGTAGATAATTTTACATTTTATGCCAGGTTAGCAAAATATACAAATGGCGGTGAACTTGACAATAAGGATAATATCTTCCTGATGATGGAGAGTGATTACAATACTTTGTCCGAGCAAACATTTAACCTTAGTTTCAATGAAACTGTTACAGTTTTGGCAGGCGAAAGTTTAGCTCTTGTCTTTGATCAGAATGTTGATTTTAACAATACATCGTCTCAGAGATTGTCAATTGTCGTTAAGAACGTAAACGTGAGCATGGATGTCAACGAAGATAGTTTTCAGGAGAAATCAACGACAAAAGCAATTTTGGCTCATGAATTAGCTGATCGATTGGTAACAATCGCAACAAACAAAACTGGCGCATTTTATTCTGATTATTTTGGCCGAAAAGATTTAGGTTACCCGGAAGATGGGAAAGGAGCGTATATCGCTTTCACTCACGGTTTTTGGGTAAGACAGTTTGATAAGGAACCATTACCACAAGAAGAAACACCTATATCTACAGAAGTAAAAAATTTATTTAAGCCTTTGACAACTTCTTTCAATGAGTTTACTACTTCAACCGAAGCTATCTTAAACATTGGCGTAGGTATTGAGAACTTTGGAAATGTTGAACGTGTACGAATTGAAGAGAAAAGCTTTTTTTACAATAAAAATGTTACCATTAGATTACCTAACCAGGTTAAGAATGTGAAAAGAACAACAGCGGTTGATAAGTATTATTCCGCCATTGAAATTGGTTACGAAAAAGGAGGAGACTATCAAGAAGCTTTTGGTCTTGATGAATTTAATGTAAAATCAAATTTTTCAACCTTCATAAGTAGATTAAAAAACATTTACATACAGATTTCAAAATATCGTGCTGATAGTTACGGGATGGAATTTGCACGGAGAAAACCAAAGACTTTAAATGATACTGAAGACACCAGTTATGATGAGGATATTTTCTTTTTGGATTTAAAGAAGGGTCCGAATGATGTGTTTCTTCAACGTAAATGGCAAGACGATTTTGCTAAAGCACCTACCGGAATATTTAGCCCGGAGACAGCAACAAATTTGAGATTGTCGCCGGTTAATGCAATGCTGCGCCATGGTTGGTGGATATCTGCGTCATTGATAAAATATGCAACGCAAAAATTAAAGTTTGGGTCATCAACTGCAAACAGACAATTAAAAACGCAGTTTGTTGGCAGTAACGAGTATGGAGAAAATGATGATATCATTAATTCAGAACTTGAAACTGCAAGATTTGAACCTGAAGAAATAGAGTTTGAACATGTATGCGATTTTTACGTCATGCAGCAAATCAATGGCAGTACAATGATTTTAGGTAAAAGAGTTATTAATCTTTATGGCTTGGTAGAATTTATAAATGAAGATAATGAAATCGAGAAAGTATTTTTAATGAACTTGAAACCAAATGGAAACGGTAACTGGAAAGTATTAAAATTAAATAGATAGAAAATGGCATATTCTAAAGTAACAATAACATTTACCGAAATACCGGAACTAAACACCTATCTGACCATTCAGGAAACGACTAGGGCAAAAATATTTGTTGAAACGTTTAAGGGTAACAGACTAGCATCATATCAGGTAAAATTACCGGTTTTGGTAGGGCCTGATACTTATTCCGGTTTTGTGACCGATAATTTTAAAACCGCCTTTCAGCTTGATCATAATTTCGCAAATGAATATACAATTGATGTAATCAACGGACTTCCTAATTCCGGAATAGGTCAAGTTATAATTACTGCAAACTATCCAGGGGCTGTATTTTCTGTCTACGAAAATGATAGTGGCGCAATTCTAAATTTTTCAAATGAACCTGCAATCCCTGAAATAGCAATTTCAGATATTTCCTTCTCAGAAGCAAGCACAAATAAATGCCAAAATATAAAAGTTGACGTTGCCACAAGTATTCTTGCGGTAAAAGTATTGAGTCCTGTTGTCATAAATCCAAACAGCAATAATCCATTTTCTTTTGATTGGTTAAGAGGTGATTCAATAAACGTTTTAGTTGAAGATGCTAACGGAAAACAGGCAAATCAAACGGTGATTTTACCAAGTTTGTTGAATGCATCAAACTTTACGATCAATGTGAACAACAGCCCGAATGGTGCAACTGTAATAGTGGAAAATGTTAATTCGACAGGGCTTAATTTGCAGTATTCTTTAGATTCAGTAATCTGGCAAACATCCAATACATTTTCTGGATTAGCTGTTGATGATTTTATTTTATATGTCCGTGATCAGTTTGGATGTAGCTTCGAAAAAGGTTTTACTGTAAATGAATTTGGTATACAGACACCGTATTTTTATATAAGCAAATCTAATTCTATTCGATTTGCAAATAGGATAACCTGGGGAGATTCCGGGAACTATAAAACAGATGAAAACACCTTGAGCTGTGAAGTTGATGTTGACGTCCCATATAAAGAAGTACAGCAATTCCAAAGTGCCGATATTATCACAACACAGTTTAAGGCTAATTATAGTTCGAACGTCGCCAAAATCATAAAAGAAGATCTTTCTGAAGTTCTTATTCCTGTAGAAAAAAAGACAAATAATATTGGGATTAAGGATAAACGAGACGCGAGAAAATATAATATCGGCAGCGGTAAAACGGGTATTTATTTCATTTCTGGCAATAATTACGACTATCATACAAACACGATTACGGGGACATACTCATTAAATGGCCTATTGCCGGAATGGGCTGTTGAAGGAAATTATATTGTCATTGCCAGTGCATGGTTTTTAATTGAAGATGTTGTGTTTGATGAAACAAAGAACGCTGATGTCATTATTATTTCTCAAAATTACACTGGTCCGGAAGTTAACATTGTTGTAGGATCAGTCTTTAATAGATTCAATTATGAAGTTTATGAATTCTCAGTTGACATGGTTAACTATATTGATCAAAGATTTCAAGTTCAATTAGTAAATTCAGATCCGAATTTCCCGACTATTACCCACCTGAGTGAAGAGCTTTGGTGCAAAGTAAAACATGAGGATGTATTAGAGATAAAATACCGTAACACGACAAATACAGATGTCTTTTACGCCACCGGTATTGAGTTTAAAATCAGAGTGCCTTTTACCTTTGTGCGAGGAAGAATTGACGAAGAAAGTGAAACGCATAAAACTGATACTAATACATTACTGTTAAGTGCGGAACTTTATGAAGTAGATGAATTTGTTTTTGAGCCCGTAACAAAGGAAATTTGGCGAAAACTAATGATCGCATTATCACACGAAATTGTTTCAATTAATGGTGTTTCATACGTGAAAAACGGCAGCTTTTCAACAGAAGGACCTTTGGAGAGTTCAAACCTTTATGTGTTAACTGCTCAGATGATTAAAACAGGAAATATTTATAATTCTCAAGGAAGCGGTAATCTTGATTTTAGTGGAAGTGAAGTTGAAGTGCCAGGTCTGATAGCAACGGAGACTGGTTTTGTAAGATATTAAAAAAAAGCCTCTAAATGATTTTACATTTTAGAGGCTTTACGTTAAAATATAGGCGTATAATTAATCGTGGACATTCCAATAAATTATTTCAAATCTTTGATGTTTTTGCCATCGACATGAATACTTCTGTTATCGTGGTAATGGTGGTGGTGGTGAATTGTAGTTGATTTATCAACATACCCTGACCGATTATAGTTATCCGGAAATAAAGAATTCCCGGCAGCTTTTCCAAGCTTCCAGCATCCTCCAACAATAACTATGAACAGTAGTATAAAAAACATATGCGCAAAGTTATTAAAAATTAAAGCTTTACAGAATGCATTTTGTTATTTAGAATGATTCTAAATAGACTTTTTATTTCTACATTTGTTGAAATAAAAATATCTAAAATGGGTTTCGAAAGTTTTGTTACAGAGAGATTGGCTGCAATAACAGAAATGTTAAATGACTACAACACAAACGCTAAGACGATCGCGGAACTTCCGCCGCAAAATACATTAGATACTTCATCACTAATTCATGTTTCTCGAGCTGGTATTTCTGAAAAGCTTGAAATACAAAAAATTATTACTGCCATCTTAAATTATGAATTCAATAGATTGATTTCTATTGCTGGCGAAATAACTGTCTTAGGGAATGACGTTACAGTGCCTCCTGCAATATGGGTGATGGAAAATGTTCATTATCAAACAATAACTGATACGGTTATCAATGTTCCATATGCTGAAACTGGTTATACTAGAAATGATATTTTTGTTGCAAACAAATTCAGCCAAATATTTAAAGTCACAGGGCCAGAAACAGAAGGCATTTCTCCAACTCCTGCGATCCCAGTTGACACAGTCCTTGTAACAGTTTTAAATGTCACTGACTCAACTGTTAGTTATGTGCCACCTCCTTATGGAAAAAATCAGTTTTCTATTGCATTTGTAGAGATAAACGGCGACGATAGTAGTGCAGAAATTGGCAAAGTTGACAAACCATTTTTAACAATAGAGGCTGCTTTAGATGCACTGCCTTCAACTGGCGGTGTTATAAAGATAGGAATTGGCACCTTTCAAAGCCCTGACAAAACGAAAATAAAAGCAAATTGCTTTTTTATCGGTAGTGGAAAACCTTATCCAAATATTACGGTAAATTATACAGATGAAACAAGTGCTCCAAACTATTCCAGTCCTACGAAACTAGTCGGAGGCACAATTTTAACGGGTAATTTTTATATAGATAAGGTTGACAATGTTCAAGTCTCCGATTTAGGGATTGATTGCGGAAAAGATTTTATAGATGCATTTAGGGCTGGTGTGACGGAAGAGGGTTTAACTATAAACGGCGTTTTAACTTCGGCAAATAACAATAATACGATGCCACCTATAAAGGGCATAAGAATTAACAATGTCTCATCTTTAAATTACTCAGCAACTGCGCCAAGACATGCAGTATTGGTTCAGGATGGTTTTGATATTTCGTTTACAAATATTTCTACTTATTTCGGCGTTCATGGAATTGCTTTAAAGGGAAGAAATATAAACGCTAATAATCTACAATGTTTTGGACATAGTACAGATGGCTTAATTATTAAAAGCGATAAGTACTCGTATGCAAGTGACATATCTGTGAATAATGTCTTTATAACATCAATAGGAAGTTTTGATGGCGGAGGAATTATTTTTGAGTCTGGAGGAGACTCTGTTGGAGGTACTGATAATCGCCTGTATCGAGCCAATGTTAATAATGTAAATATAAGATTTGCAAAATTTGGGATAATAGATCTTGGTGGGTTATCTAAAACAGATAATATAAATGTAAGTAACGTCAATATATATAATGTATCAGCCAGTGCGATATATTCTAGAAGTAATTCTAAAAACGTAACCTTCTCTAATATAAACATAGACCGAGTATCTACCGGCAACGCAGTTACATTAATTTCCAATTCATCAGACGATGTAAAAACATTAAGTAATTGTGTTGTAAGAAATGCTAACGGAGTTGGTCAAAACGGATATTTTTTTAACGGTGTAGGCGGTAAGGTTAATTTAGTAAATGTATTTTCTCCTGACAGTAACATCGTGATTGATGGAGGTAGCACAAGCAACGTTTCAGGTTATGGAGTTAAAACATCCGCAACATTCTCAGGAACTCTCTTATTTGATGCAACAAACGCAACGGATATTTTACCATCAATTGATGCAAACGGATTGATAAAGAAAAGTTTGGCGACTGTTAGCGCTTTGGGTGGCGGCGTTTTCCCAAATGGAGTTTCAGGAAAATCGTTAAGTGCTACTTTTGGTGCAAGTAATACGGTGGGGTCAGGATCCTTTTTTGCTTTAACAAATGGTTTAGCAGCCGGAGCGCAACGGCAAATGGTTTCGCAGCTTAGTGCATCAAATGATATAATTTGGTTTTACTTTAATGGAACTACATTTGTTAATACTGGATTAGTTTTTAAAAATACCGGAGCAATAGAATTGCCCTCGTTGTCTTTAACAACCGCACCAGCTACAAGTGCGGCGACGTACGATGTACTGACTAGAAATACATCAACTGGGGTGACTGAAAAAATACCCTCTTCCAGACTTGCAGCATCCGGAACATATACTCCGACAATCACAGGAATAGCAAATTACACATCTTATACGTTTGTGTCGGCCACTTATACGATTGTAGGTGAATCGGTAACAGTACTGATTGATTTAACTGTAAAACCAACAGCAGCCAACTTATTAACAGAATTCAGTATTTCCCTTCCTGTAGCTGTGGCAACTTTTGTTGGTACACAGGCTTCAATTGGCGTTGGCACATTTGCTAATACGGATTATTTAGCTGTAAGAGTTAGCAAAACAAATAGTACGACTGCTAAAGCATCTTTTAAGACGCTCAGCGACATTAACAGTGGATCGATTTCTCTAATGTTTACTTATCAGAAGTAATTTTAAAAATATTAAACATTCATTTATGAAATTAGATTTACTCAAATATTTTACCGCGTTTTTTGATTATTTCAAAAAGCTGAAACCTAGTGAAAGGATTCACTTCGCATATATGACATTACTAATAGCCTCTTGGACATTACTCTACTTAAATGATAAAAGACATTGCGAAAATACTATTGTTCTTAGTGCTAGAGTTGAGCGTGGCGATGCTCTTCGTACCAAAGACCAAAGCGAATACAATAAGAATTTGGAACATTATACGGACAAGTTCGTTAGATTTTCAGAAATCATTCTGGAGCAAAATAAAAAGATTGAACAAATAAAAAAGTAACTATGAAAACAGCCTTATATGCATTAGTAATTATGGTGCTTTCTTTTGCAAGCATCAAAGCAATCATCCCTAAAGAATATCCACCAAAAAAGGTAAAAGAAGAAAGGGTATCAATCAGGCTTAAGGAACAAAAACTAAATAATCTGATTGATAAACTGGAATATGATCTTAAAGTTGACAGTATGAAATTAGAAACAATTAAAAACCAAAATTTATGACAGCATTTATTTCAGCAGGACATAATCCGAAAGGAATTAAAGTAGATCCGGGAGCGGTTGGTAACGGATATACAGAAGCTGATTTGGCAGTTGAATTTAGAAACTTGGTAGTTAGTGAATTACTTAAACGTAAAGTAAAAGTGATCACCGATAGCGATGATGAGCGTTTAGCGGATTATCTAAAACGAATTCAGACAGGCTCCGGATCAGTTGTTTTAGAGTTTCATTTTGATGCTGCAGTATCATCAGCAGCAACAGGAACGACCGCTTTAATAGGGAATGACGCAGATCGCCTTGATAAAGGCTTTGCAAAAGAATTAGTGGAATCGACTTCAACAATTTTAGGAATTAAAAATCGTGGAGTTTTATCGGAGAAAGATAGTCGCAGAGGAAGTTTAGGTTTGATGCGTGAGCAGGGAATTGTTTCTCTACTTGAATTGTGCTTTATTTCAAATCCGGATGATTTGAAAAAGTATCACGTAAATAAAAAGGTTTTGGCTATAAAAATTGCAGAAGTTGTTGAACGTTACGAAAACATGCTCTAATGGAAAAACCAATAAAAGCTAAACCTCATTTTTATGCATGTTGTTTTTTGGAGCTTCAAAAAATTGCTGTCGATTTTGGTTACAATTTATTGCTTCATGGTAGTATGGCCCGAGATATGGATTTGGTCGCAGTTCCATGGGTTAACGATCCTAAAACGCATTTAGAATTGTTGCAAGCTTTTTCACTGTATCTAAATGGCATTGTTGGGGAAGGCTTGGAAAATAATTATATGTTTTCAATGTTGCCAGGTGGAAGATCTTCGTATGTAATAAATCTTAATCGGGGAGGGCAGTACAATCATTATGTTGACGAACAGTATTATTTAGATATTTCAATTACACCTCTTCAAAAGTAAAATCATGCAATTATCAATTATTTCCCAAAACATAAAAACTATTCTGATAGGAATTGCAATTGCTGTTGCAGTTTGGTTTTACAAGGATTACAAGTACCAAATTTCAGAAAATCAAAGACAAACTGAAAATGCAAGTCAGCAAAGGAAAGCGGATAGCTTGCGTTTTAGTAGTCAGATCTTAAGTGAAAGAGAGCTTAAAGATTATCTGCAATATCAAAATTCAGATCTGAAAATGAAACTGGAAAATGCCGGTATAAAAGAAAGTCGAATTCAGAGTATAATTTCGCAGACTTTGAAGTATCGCGATACAACGAAAAGAGAAACTGATATTTCCGGATTGATCGATGCTATCAAAAATAGTGTTCCTAAACAGCAGCGGTGGATTGATTCATCTAAATGCTTAACAAATTCTGGGCTTGCATTATATGACGGTACAACTCTTAAAATTATAGTTGATGATCGCCAGTTTAATAATAAATCTGATGCTGTTGCATATTGGGAAAGGAGACAATGGAAATTCTTAGGAATTAAGACACGGTTACTTGGCCGTAAAGAATATACTTCTCAGTCTTTCGATGAATGTGGGGAGAGTCGGACAATTAAAATTGAAAAGAAAGAATAATATAAACAAAAAAGCATCCGATTGGATGTTTTTTTGTTTATCTCTCTTGGACTAAGCGCGTACCGAAAATATCGGCAGTGTCTAACATCTCGTGCTCATCAAAATCAGGCATAAATTTACATTTAATTAAACCTGGTGTCGCGGGTAATTTATTTTCCATACTTTCAAACATTTGCTTTACGTCTGTAGCGTTATATTCGATATTTGCTACCACTGTCTGTCCATATTTTTTATATGAGTTTGATCCAGGATAAAATACCAGTACCAATGTGGGATTCAATCCCCATTGCTTTAGCAACGTTGTTGTGGTCCACCTATTACCTTCGTTCCTTTTCGTGGAAGCGTGATCTTCTATTTCGGCCATTCTTTTCTTAAAGGTTTGTAGTTTTATAGATTGCACTTGAGTTAATAATTTATTTGTCTGTAATTCTTCTACTGAATGTTTATAAAGCTCGTACAGATTATAAACATGTTCTTCATCGAATAAATTAAGATTTAAAGACATAGTAATATATTTTTAGGTACTTTAAAGATAGGGAAATAACTGGAAATTTTTGCATTACAGAATATTTCTGATTAAGATGGGTTTTGATAATGTATATATACTTCTTAATAATTTTAAAGTGCTGGCGCATTCTCCAGTATGTTTCTACGATTGATTTCTTTAAGGTCCGTTATATAAATCTGGGTAGTGACTTGTGATGTATGGCCAAATAAATCCTTCAGAGCGTCAATAGAAACACCTGCTAAAATCATTTTATTTGCACCGTGTTTCTTCATTGCATATAAATTCATATCAATCCCTAATCCTTTTTTTACGATTCTTTCCCAGCGTTTAGTTGCTGTATCTCTCTTTAATTTAGTTGAGCCTGGAATAAAATCTAATTTTGCTCCGACATTCCCTTTTCCTTGCTGCCTAAAACTTCCAAATAAATAAAAGTACTCCGGTAGATTTTCAAATCTCATGGAGTGTAATATTTCACTGAGATGTTGATTTATTGGAACAATACGTTCTTTATTAGTTTTAGTAATCTCTGCAGGCAATGTTATTTTTGAATTAGAAAGATCAATCATTCCTAATGTAATTTTCAAGATTTCCTCTGGGCGAATTCCGGTATAAAATATTGTTGAGCAAAAATTCCAGAAATTACGATGATTGTTCTGCATTTCTATTTTGATTTTTTGAAAATCTTTATCGGAAGCAGGAACATTGGCTCGGCTTTCCGCAACGGCCATATTATTTATCTTATGTGCAGGATTGGTTTCTATAATATCCCATTGGATTAATTCACTCATGATCGCTTTTAAGTGATTCAAATGTTTATTATATGCATTGTTGGTCCATTTGCGCTGCTCTTTTGCTTTTTCCATTATCAGCTTTATGTGAACTCGTTTCGCATCAACGATAGGCAACTGTGACATATCAAGCGTCTTTACAGCGTCTTTAACGAATTTAATGGTGCCGTTGTATCCGGAGAGGGTTTTCACACCGATGCTGGATTTCTTTTTATCAATTGCAAAATCAAGAGCATCTATTAAAGTTAAATTACTTTGCGCTGTAATTACGTCCGGGATTTGAGGATTCCAACCTTCTTTAAGTTTCTGGTGCAGTGCATCGCGAAGCAGATTTGCTTCGATTTCTCTTTTTTTATAATTGTCAATGTAATTGATTCCGTACTTAAAACGGAAAAGAACCTTGTTGTATCTAAAGTAGACAAACCAGGATTTAGAAAGATCGTCATATTTGACCACCTTCGGGATAGTGTAGATTGATTTCAT